TCCTGATTCATAATTTTGATGGTCCCATCGAGAACTCCCATCACAAACTTGTACTTCGCCGTATATTCCTCAATCTCATCCTTTACAACTTTAATAAGATGCTTACGACGTTCCTCGTAGGCAACCATGCGGTTTTCAAAGAAGACTTCCATAATTTCTCCAGCAGTGTTGTATTTTACCAGATTCATATTCGGATCAAAACAGCACATATTGGTTCCCTTGTGCATACTGACAAGGTTAAACCGCTTTTCAAATTCATCCAGGTCCTTCTGCGCATTCGCATGGTAGTCCGCTTCAAGGTAGAGAACAATCTTTACACTATTGAGACCATTGGTAAAGTCAAAGTCCTTGAGTACATTCTTTTTCCCAGCAGTATCATCGTTCACCATCTTTTGGAGCATCGACTTGTAGTTATCAATCCACATATCGACTGGAAGTTCCGTGATTGTGACCGTCTTTTTGGCATTATCAAAGGTGTATTTTCCCTTGGTAACCCATTCCTTTTCTCCCTTGCGAATCACGTGCCCCTGATAGCCAATCCACCAGGGATCGAGAACAACATCCTTAAGTGACGATACATCCCCATGCAGGCGCTTTCGCAGACAATCTACAATATCACTGGGGTTATGGGGATATACGGTGGTAGAATATCCAGATCCAATACCAATCGATCCATTCACCAGAAGCATGGGAATCACAGGGAGGTAATGTTCCGGTTCGACAACATCACCGTCATCCACATTATGCTTGAGAAGAGGGATATCGTCCTTTTTGTAAATTGCCTGGGTAATCTTTTCTAGACGAGTAAAGATGTATCGTGGCGCACTCGAATCCTTGCCACCCATAATACGAGAACCAAACTGGCCACTGGGAAACAAGAGATTCAGATTATTGGCACCCACAAAGACTTGAGCCATGTTAATGATTGCCTGACCGAGTGACGCTTCGCCGTGATGATATGCTGAATGTTCTGAGACATACCCAGCCAGCTGAGCAACCTTGATTTCCTGGGTCAGATGGCGTTTGAAACAACTGTAGAGAATCTTGCGTTGTGAAGGTTTGAGGCCATCCATAATGTGAGGAATACTACGCAGATTATCGGCACTACTAAAGTGGATGAGTTCATCATTGACAAAGTCACTGAATCCGACCTTGCGATCTTCAGGAACTACCATTGTCTTTTTGGGATTGTAGGATGCAAGCCACTGTTTGCGATCATCCGCTCGCTTCTTATTGAATGCCATATCCAAAGTATCATCTGTCTTTTCATCCCATTCATATTTGACCTCGGTGAGTTTCTGGAACCATTCACGTGCTTCGACGTCACTAGAAGTACCCAACCCCTTATAATATTTCACCTTGTACTTGTCGGCTGCTTCTTCTCCCACAGAGTTGCGCCAGTTTTCGAGTTCTGCTTCACTGTAAAAGCTGAGAACTTCTTGTGCGTTTCCTTGTCCCTTGGTAAGTTTCACAAGAGGGGTCATAAGACTACACAGGAAATTGAGCTTCATGAGACTGGGCCATTCAGCATGGAACAGATTCATAAGAAGACCTCGAATATGAAATCCATCCACATCCTGATCGCACATAATCATAATACGCCCATATCGAAGTTCATTAAGACTCTTATAGACCTTCCCAGTTTCCAGACCCAGAATCTTTTTGAGATTTACAAGTTCTTCATTCGCATTAATCTTATCACGACTAATATCCTTCACGTTCAGAACCTTTCCTCGTAGAGGGAAGATACCCCAATAGTCCTGGTTCATGTCCTGAATACCAGCCACGGCGGCTGTTTTGGCGGAATCCCCTTCGGTAAGAATCAGCGTACATTTTTCGGATTCGCTGGTGCCGGCCTTGGGGGCGTCATTCAGTTTTTCCACAAAGACCTTACGCTTTTTCCCACCGTCGGTTTTCTTTGCCTCACGATTCATTTTGGCGTCCAGAATCGCCTGTGCGTCATCCAGAATGCCGGCTTTGATTAGACCATCAATAATCTTTCCACTAAACACAGGTTTGCTCCCAAAGTTCTTGGAGGGGGTTGTAAGATTTTCCTTGGTCTGGGAATCAAATGCTGGATTGACAATGGTAGCGCTTACAAAGAGGGTCACGTGATCCTTAATCTGGCCAATCTTGAGATCCAGTTTCCGCTTTTTCATGGCGGCCTCACACAGATCATCCAGGATAGCACGCTGTACGGTTTCCACGTGTTTTCCTCCCTTGCGAGTATTGATACCATTCACAAAACTAATGTGGCGATCTTCAGGGGTTCCAGCATCTTCACTAAACAGATACTTGGTAGGCACGGCAGCCACTTCCCAGCGATCACCACATTTTTCATACACATAGGTCTTTTCAGCATCTTCACGCAGAAACAGGCGGACATACTTATCAAACGTATCCGCCTTGATTTCCACGTCATTCCAGGTGACTTTCACGTCTTTTCCAACCAGGGCGGCGATTTCAATCGCACGAGTATGAAGCACATCAATCATATCCGCATGAACACTCTTTCCATCACTGCTGACGCCACGAAAGCGGGCCAGATCAGGAATATAGACGACTTCCACAAATCCCTTGGCCGCCTTATCCTTGCGAATACTCGGCTTTTCGCAGATACTCATATTCTGTTTCCAGGTTTGGGAATAGGACTGCTGATTCTTGGGATCTCGGACATGAACCTGGAACTCAAGAGAGAATACGTTACACAACTTGCTCCCATAACCGTTCTTACCCCCCCACGTCTTTTCCTCTGTCTTATCATAATTGGAGGAAGTCAGAAGGTGACCAAAGATAAGTTCAGGGGCATAGCACTTTTCTGTGGGGTGAATTTCCACAGGAATGCCGTCGCCGTCGTTTTTAACACGAATGGTAAATCGTCCTTCTTCCATCTTGGCAGAAATATCAATACGTTTCACAGGGGTCTTGGTAGAATCCATTTGTGCCCGCACAAGGGCATCACGCGCATTGACCACCAGTTCATCAAAGGTCTTATAAAGGCCAGGATTGTAATGAACATGTTTATGGACCATGCGCCCAGAAGCCTCCTCATATACCCACCGCGGTTCCATGGAAGTCTCCACCGATCCAATATAGGTATCAGGGAGTTCGAGAATATGTTCGCGATGGGTATGCTTCTTATACTGGGATGCCATTTTGTATAATTCGAGTGATCTATACAAGGGGGGAGGTCATGCTTTATGCCAATTTTTTGGGATTTTTGTAATTCCGAAAAATTGCGGTTATTTCCAGATTCATAATAGAGAGGATGCCACGCCTGACACAAAAACAGATCGCATTTATGGAACGAAAGGAGCGGGCGAAGCAACTCTTAAAAAGAGCCATGCGCCTTCCTGAGGATAAGAATCCCGAAATGCAAAATGTTCAAAAGTTAATATCATTACTTTCTCAGCCAGAATACGGTAGAGATTATGATGAAAATGATGCGATTCAGCTTGTATTACAGAAAAGAAATGAACGAAAACGTATGACAAAGAAGGGACAGAAGAAAATAAATTTGCCCGTTCGAAATGGTCCTTATCAGACACGTTCTCGAACACGTGCTGCAATTGCGCCACCGACGATTGGCATGGCTCCGCCACGAAATAATAATTTAGCGGCGGAATTCCGTTCGTATTATGGAATGCCAAAGACTGGGAAAAAAGCCAAAACAAATTATAGTCCAGTTGTTCCTGAACACCTTGCCAATTTATCTCAACAAAACCGTATGAACTTTTATAAGGATTTAGCAGAAACCGCATATACCGAACGTTATGGGAAAAAACCAAGTGCTGCAATGGTAACTTTAATGGCAAAACTTCAAAATCAGGGAAAGAATGATGATGAAATCTATAGCATCTTAGAAAGCAAGTATAAATCGGTTGGAAAAACATTGAAAAAGAATAAGGCACCCATTTTACCAGCCCCTGCTACGACATTTATGAATAATGTACGACCTGTACCGAGTGCCCCCCCAATGAATGCATTCCCCCCAACACCGGCCCCCTATACACAACAAATCTATACTCCAGCAAAAACCACCCAGACATTGCGTCGTTCCAGTCGTTTTGCCCAAAAGAAGATGACTGCTTGTGAATTATGTGAATTTGAAAAGCAGGGTCGTCTAACCCAAGAAGATAAGCAAGCTATTGCGCAGATTGGAGAACAAATTCAAGCACGTCGAAATGGGATTGCGCCAAACCCTTTTACCGGCGTATAAGATTTAATCATATTTCACATAATGTAAGATTTGATTTTGACTGAGGATGGTATTTCCCAGCCAAAAATCTTGATAAATAAGACCATTGTCTCGTTTATAGACAATAAGAGGTTCTTCTTGGGAACGTTGTATGCTTGGATGAAAGACAGGGTAGGGGCGAGGTAAAAAGGTTCCGTTCCAACAGACCCATGAAAAAAGGGCTTTCTGTTGCCAGGAAACAATACATTTATCAATTGCGTCAATGGGACATGATTCGAGTAATGTAAGGAGCCGTTGTGCCCCATCGTAGGTGATAATGTAGGCATGAAGGCAGAAACAAGGGCTTTCGATGACTTTCTGATTGGGATCATAAATGCGATAATCGTCTGGATTCATTTGATTTCCAAGGAAGATCATATCGACATTTCTGGGTGTCTGATTATACCAGATAGGGCCAAGTTTCTGAATTTCTGGATGGGGGAGGGCATCATCCTCAAAAATGAGACCGTAAGGGAGTTTCTGATCCACAATATGTTTCCAGATGGAGATATGGCTTAGGGCACAACCAATATGACCAGGTCCCATGGATTCTGGAAATTCGAGCCAGGGCATGCCAAGTTTTTTACAGACGCCTGGAATATTCTCAAAAAAGCCGTCGATGCCGTGCCAAATGGACCCTTGTTGAAAGCCGGTATTATGGAGTCGTTTCTGAGTTTCGGCGGTGCGTCCAGAATGTCTTTTGAGGCCAAGAAGATAGTAACCACCAGATTGAAGATCTGCGAATGTTTTTGGAAGAGAATCCATTGACAATCTATCGTTTCTTGTTCGGAAGATTTTAACCCCTATTTCATAGTGGTGCGGATGCGTTCAAATGAACGTACAAGTCGGTCTAAAGGATTGAACGCATAGATATATTAAAATGAACGCACAGCCGATGGTAAATGCAAATGGAAATCTTTTTGAGATTAAAACCATTCAGTCTTCTGTGATTAAAACCCTGATTGAAGCCCTCAAGGAAATCTTAACGGAGGCAAATCTGGAGTTTGACAGTACTGGGATTCGTATTATGACAATGGACCCTACCCATACGGTGATTGTCTATCTTCGCCTCTATGCGGAGCGTTTTACGGAATATTTCTGCCCATCAAAGCATATTCTTGGGATCAATATGATTTACCTTTTCAAGCTGATTAAGACCATGGGAAACAATGATTCTCTCACCCTGTATCTTCCAGCAAGTAATCCAAATATGTTGGGGATCCGTATGGAAAACTCGGACAAGAATACCACGACCAATTACTTTTTGAAGATTTTCGATACCAATCTGGAAGATATTGGATTTAACAATCTTTCCTTTACCAGTATTATTCACATGCCATCCGCGGACTTTCAGAAGATCTGTCGTGACATGAACAGTCTGGGGGATGGTGAAAAGGTGGAGATTACCAGTAGTGGTGGGGAGTTGGTGTTTAAATGTTTAGGAGACTTTGCCCAACAGGAGACCATTATTAGTGAAAATCCATCGATGAAGGTGAGCAATCATGACAATACGCCGGTCACGCAGGGGATTTTCCAGTTAAAGCACCTTGTCTTATTTACCAAATGTACAAATCTCTGTCCTTCGATCGAGATCTTCTTTAAGAATGATTATCCACTGATTATACGTTATACGGTAGCCAATCTTGGGGAAGTGAAACTTGTCTTAGCTCCCATTAAGAGTAAGTAATCAATAAAAAAAGATATTATATAAGATAAAAAATTATATTATATAATAAAATACAAAGAAATATTCTTATTTCTTCTTTGCAATAACTACAGTCTGATCTCCGTTGGCTTCACTGACTTGGCCGGCAACAAAGAATCCTTCATTGTATTTCCGCATACGAATATAGAGAAGAAGATATCCAAAGACAATCATTAAAATAGCGATGGCGGCAAAATCCATGTTTCTACAACCGCGTTAGAGTTTTTTCTCAATGTGGGGAGTGTAAATAATATCACAGAGGGTATTCACTTCCCCAAGGACGGCCAATTGACCCCCCTTATTGTACTTTTGGCAGTCCTTGTTCCATACCTTGATGACATTAAAGCTTTGATTCTTTTCCATGATTCGTTTCGGGCTGATACTAATACCCTGAATTTCATTTTCTTTGTCTTGTACAGCCTGACCCATAAAACAAGCAATGGCATAGTAATGAAAGAAATTGCTTGATTTATTGCGGACAATACGGAGACTGTAACAACCACCACGAATATTATTGCTGTTTTCGTATAGCGGAGGAATGTTGCCTCGCATACAGAAAATCATACCATACTGGGTGGAAATATCGCCGAGTTCCTTCATGATGGCAAAATACTGACCCAGGGTGTTAAAACTTACAATTTGTTTGTAAGATTCAAGAGTCCATTTTGTATCGGAAGGGTCGTGATAATAAAGGGTCCAGGAACCAGTTGGGAATGGAGTCGTCAAATCCATAATAATATCCTGGGGTTCTGTTAATATACTGGAAAAAGGCTTTAAGATACAAAACGCAATACACAAATTTGTTCAATTTTTCGCCCACTTAGGCATCTTCCAAAATAGTCCCATTGCGAATTTTATAGGTTTTATTTTCAAGGGTATCATCCATACAGGTAATAACATACGTTTTATTGGGTTCAAGGTTCATGTTTTGGCTCAGGGCCCAGCACTGGAGGACCCAGAACGGATGAACGATTCCGTGACTATGGACATGGGTATGATCTTTATGGAGCCATACTTCAAACTCTCCAATCCAATCGGTAATATCATAGGTTGTATTGGGACTCTCTTCTTCATGAACGGTTGCTCCAATCCAATCGGCCTTGTGCTTGCTAAGATTTTCGGCGGCAAAACTGGAGAGCATACGTTTCTGGGGATAATAGACGTACTTGGGGACCGCACTTACAGGCGCCTTGCTTGGATTGTAGATGCGAACTGGAATGAATTTGTCTTCATAGATGTAATAGACAGGGTCTTCAAAGGTATAGGATCCAATTTCATAAAAGTCCGTAATCTGGTTTTTCTTATATTGTACAAAGATGGCACCATCATAAAAAAAGTTGTAGATGCTTAGAAAGGTAAGGAGGACGGAATTGGGGAGCAAATTATAGGCAAAATTTTTCAGAGAATCCCACATTTTGTAAATCTAACTATATAATCGGATGAACCTTTAGACCTTTACAATCTTTTTTCCGTTCCAAGTACCAATGTGGGTGTATTCTCCAGCCTCGGCATCTAGGGTATATACGTTGGATTCGCCGTCACGGTAGTAGGTTTCCCCTTTATACGTAAATTCTTCCATAGGATCTTCTTCGACTTCTTCAACAGCCTCTTCAACTTCTTCAACACCTTCTTCCGTTTCTTCGGTAAGGAATGCGATAGCCCCTTCTTCTGGGTCATAGGTGCCTACCTGAGTATATTCGCCTGCTTCAGAATCCAGGGTAAATACGTTTTGATCACTGTCAAGGTAGTAATCGACACCGTCGAGCGTTAGGACCTCCATATCGGAACTTTCTTCGACAACTCCATCAGAAGCCTCCTCTTCACCTTCAATCTCCTCTTCATCTCCTTCTTCTGAAATACTATGGACACTTTCATTGGAGGGAACGGCTACGTGTTCATCGATTTCAGGTTCAGGTTCGGCTTCCACAGGGACGGTTTCATCCACTTCAGGAAGTAGGTCGGCCCCAGCAGGCTCCGCCTCATCAATATCCGCAATATCTTCAATAGAGGAAAGCGATGCTACATCATCTTCCTGCGCACGTAGTTCATAACGATAGGATGCGGCCTCTTGACTCGTATAGATTGGATTTTCTGAGCAGAGATTCGGACGAATCGCAAGCAGATCCACCTTCTGTTCCACATCTTGAATTCGTAGTCCCATTTCCACAAGGGTGTGGTTGAATTCCAGAATCGTTCGGCGAAGAAGATCCATAGAAGATTCAAGGCCAAGAAGGCGACCCCCATCATCTGAGAATACATGTGGAGAAGGGTTTGCTGGCATCGAGCGATCGCGCAATTCACATTCCAGGCATGCCACGGCGGTAAGCATGGTATTGCGGAAGTTACTCAGAGACATATGGATCATATCGGCCATTTTGTAATGTATGATATACTCAATATCGTTTGTATAAATTACAAAAAAACACCAAAGGGTCAATTTTTTCAAGGGATTGCAAGTTTAATTTCGCGAGCGGAACTGTAAGATGGAGTCCAGTGTATTTTCATGTTCCTTGAGAGGCTTTGAACGTTTTAATTTCAGCCCAGCCCCTTCCTCTTTCATAGTTGCTGCAACAGAAGGCACCGAGTTTTTCACATTTGTCTCATAAAAGTCAATGGGTTTTGTATCCATGGTTGGAAGAATACTTACCATGGGTGGCATATGGACATCAATACGGATCCGTTGTTTATCGCACATGGCGTGAAAATCTTGGCTACTTACGGGTCCGCCAAAACGTTGGAGAGTTTCGCGCGATGGCGCAGGATATACGCGTCCATGGGTACATTGGGATCCATACAGGCGTTGTAGAAGGGAAATACGTTCCCAACGAACATGGGTGTCCAGTAATTCTGAAAGCAAGTAGGCAAGCGCACATTGAGGGCTACAAAAATTCCCATACACCTGCCATACATTTCCAAGAACTTCTTTTGGAATAATACACGTGCCTCCAGTAAATGTATCACAACACCAGAAACACGCAATCCCAGAAGAATTTGGCAGGTATTGTGTCTGCCGCGACCCTTTATAGCACACAAGAAGCTCGCAGTTTCCATAATCTTTTGGTGTATAGGGTTGATGGACAACAACTTCTTCAATTTTGGAAATCACTGGAAGGGGTTCTAAGATTGTACTACATTCTTCGATGGGTTCAATATTCTTTTCTACAGAAAGGGAAAGGCGGTACATTTCTTCCTGATATTTACGTTTATTCAAGACTTCTTGTACATTTTTATCAATCACAATATTTTCCGATTCTGGTTCATAGGTATTATCATCATTGTAGGGGGTCGTTTCTGAAAACCCTTCTGGATTTTCGATAGGGGGGCGTGGATCATAGACAAGGGGTTGATCATGAAAGACCACTTCAGAACTATGAATGGGAAGATGCGCAATCAGGGGGCGCTTTGCTTCTGCCTGAAAATTTCCTTGGATTCCATCCGGTCCAACGATTGCTACAACCTTATGTTTCGTACTTTTTCGTTCGCGCTTTGCTTTCTTTTCAGGTTCAGGTGGAGGTACCGAAGTTTCAAGTGGATTTACCTCATTTTCTGTATTGGTTGTCTTAAGTGGCGCAACAGCATTTTTCTTTTTTGAAGGCATATTCCTTTTCTTCTACCCCTAATTATGTTATTTTGCTTTAGGTTACTGTGTAACAATCTTGTATATAAAGGATTCTTCTGAATATAGACCAAAGCACATTGCTTGCCATGTTTGAATCCATTCCAAATGAGCGTGTGCGACGGATTTTAACCGTATTACGTGAAGATAAAAATCGTCTTCGTCATTTGTTGTTTTATGGCCCCCCAGGTTCTGGAAAAACTTCGACAGCACGTATTTTTATTCAAAGTTGGTATCCAGATGGAAAGATTCCGCCAGGGACGGCCTTGTTTCTGAATGCGTCAGACGAGCGAGGTCTCGAAAGTATTCGTGAGCGGGTTTTTCCCTTTTTACAGAGTAAGGCATTATTGCCAGAATATAATGATCTTCCACGGTTTCTTGTATTTGATGAAGCAGAAACCCTTACCGCGAGTGCGCAATTGGCGTTACGTTCTGTCTTAAGTGAGAGTCCCTTAGCATCCTGTTGTATTCTTTTTCTGGTAAATACATTATCAGGCGTAGAAGCGGCCCTTCACCACCGTTTTTTGCGGATACGTTTTGATCCTTTGCCTTCTGAATGTCTGGGAGAGCGGATTAAGTTCTACGCACCAACGTTAGATACCCCTACACCGTTAGATGCGGTACGTCTGCGTGGTGACCTTCGAATTTTCCTTCACTCACCCAATGCGGCTCAACGTTTAGCAAAAGATGTTTGGGGGTGGTTTCATGATAAAGAACCAAATTGTAGTAATGTAGGGCGTTATACATTGGAAGACCTTTATTGGCTCGCATCCATTTTTGGTTGTCTTGATTTTGATATTGTTCGTACAATTACATATCTTTCTCAGCCAGGGGTGATGACAATGATGCCACGAAAATTGTTTGTAAATCACGTTCAGTCGTTGCGAAATCGAATATTCACAAAAATTGACCCACGTTTGACAGTTCCTTTAAGTATTACTTTATAACTTTTACCGTATATTTCCCATGGAAAACGCCGAAGTCGTACAAGCATCTAGCCTGCGGATTTCAACAAAGGTGATTACTGCCGATTATGGGAGTCCAATTGATCGAGGTGTCTTATTTCAACATATTCACAAGGTGTTGATTCCACTTTGGTATCCAGGGGAGGGTGTTTTAAAGATGGAGCATGAGAAGCAGATTATTGGATGTTCCTCCAAGGATGCGTTTAGTAAGCGAAAAATTAGTGAAAAGACATTCTTTAATCAATCGACCTTTGTTTTACGAAAGGCGGTCAATCCAGAAAAGACAAAGTTCAAGGAGGTAAATTGTAAGATTTTTGGAAATGGCGGAGTTCAGATGACAGGGATTCCCAGTGAAGAGTTTGGTCAGGAAGTTCTTCAGTGGTTGCTGGATATTTTGAAAACAATTGATGCTCCGATTTTCCAGGCCACGCCTGGCCTTTATAAGTTTCGTGTGAAGCTGATTAACAGCGATTTTACGGTGGCGCATCCTATTCGCCGTGATGTTCTTCATAATATTCTTACACGTTCGTATGGCCTTTTTAGCACTTTTGAGGGGACGATTTATCAGGGTGTCAATACAAAGTACTATTATAATGATCAGAATCCGCGCAAGGAGGACAAGCCAGGGATCTGTATGTGTATGAAAAAGTGTCGTGGGCAAGGATCTGGGTCCGGTCCAGGAGAGTGTAAGAAAATTACGATGGCCATCTTTCAGACAGGAAAGATTATCATTACTGGAGCACGCTTTATGTATCAGATAGAAGAAGCCTATCAATTCCTTCTGAATGTACTCCATAAACATGCGTACGATGTGTTGCGTATCCCAGATCCGGCACAAAAGGTTCCAGAAGTTCCGCAGAAAGGCAAGCGTGCTTCGCGTCGAAAGAAGGGACTTCTCAAAATTGCGTAAAAGTTCCATTGAAAAAGATTACGGCGTAGCGTAGAATAATAATGGCATCTGCCCCTGTTACAAATACCACCACAGAACTCCCATTACCCTCATCGCAGACACTTGTTCAGGCAGCTCGTCTTGCTCAGCAGTTAGATCGCCCCATTCAGCTCGACTATTATGCGGATACGTATTATAAGCGTGCCTTTATTGGGGAAGACGAACATACCAAGGAAAAGATGCTCATTAAGAATGAAGATGAATTTACCAGTCTGATTCAGAAGCTCTATAAGGTTCAGACCGATATGATTATCTTAACGGAAAACAGTCTCTATGTGATTAGTTTAAATGTTGATAAGAAGCGTATCCAGTCTGGGAACTATCTCAACCGCGAATAAATGGAATACAAACTCCAGTAAAATTGATTTTTTATGCTATCCTATGTATCGTAAAACATCAATATGGCAACCCATCCATCACGTGATCGATCGCTATCTCCATTGATTCGTGCGAAGCCCTTGTATATGGGGATCCTAGGATCGACGGATACCATTTCAAAAGATCTATGTTATGAAAAAGTGATTGAGCCCATTTTGGCGAGTCTCGAATGCCTTCCCTCGCGCGTTATTTTGCCCTCGGAAGGAAATTCTTCCTTGTTTCTGGATTCTTGGGCGGAAATGAATCAGATACCCACGGAGGTTTATACGTGCGAATGGGCAAGACATGGGAAGCGAGCCAAGATTTGGCGAGATAATCGAATTATTCAGGAAAGCACAATCTTTGTGGTATTTCTGAATAAGAAATCAAACTTTTACGAGACAACCGCTACTCGGCTCGCAAAAAAGGGAAATCGCGTGTTTGTGGTCTCCTATGGGGATTTTGAAGTGAGTGAATTCGTCGTAGAAGCACCCACTCCGAAAAAGTCGAAATCAAATCCAATTCTTACAAATGGACCCATGGATAAATTCTTAAAACAGAATTAATGTTTTCGTATATTACGGTTTTTGCGTGTTTTACGGACTTTTCGCCGACCTCCTTGGGGATTATTTGTACTTATATAATTATTAAGAGTATTATGATTTTGTGGGTTATTTATAGGAACATTTATATAATTATTTGAATAATGTATAACTTGATCTGGATTATTATTTGGAAAAGTATTTACAGAATTTGAATTATTTACAGGAATGTTTTGGTTAAAATGATTTATTACAGATAAAATAACCTTTGATATGTATATATTTTTAATATAAATATTTGTATCAAAATCAAATTTAATAGAATTTAAAGTTGCTTTAATATTTTCTGGAATATCATAATTATTATTTAAATTTAGACTTAATATAATCGAATCAAAAAATATTGATAAATTACGATTAAACATAAAATTACTATATTCACTTTCTTCATATATTTCTTGAATATGATTTATAATATCATTTAATAAATTATCACTGTATGTATTTTCTAATTCTTCAATATCAATATAATATTGTTCCATCTACTATTATCTATATTTTCTTGATAAATAAAGTAGGTGGATAAATTTTTGTTTTGTTGCTATGGTAAAATCACTATAGTTTCGAATAATATCAATTACTTCTTTTATCTTATTTGGTATAATGATTTCGGGATTATCTATATATTGTATAAGTTTCATATATAAGGATAATATTTGCGAGTCTGATAATTTATTTGAAGAAATATACTTATTAATATTTGATTCAATAGGATCTTTATAATATAAAAGTTCTGGATAATTTATGCTAGAATATAATTTATTAAATAATAATATACTCATTCTATTTATAATTATAATATATTATTATATTGTCAATTTTTAATATATATGATAGATTTAATGCCCCTCCCCCTTTAAAAGCGCACGAGTACAAATAATGTAAGGGAACATGCGATTTAAGATAAGGCTAATAACACCAACAACGATAACATAAAAGGCACCACTATAGTTCTTCTTGTAGATCATGATAATTCCGGCAAGAATAATCATAACACCTCCAATGAGGCCAAGGTAGTAATATGTGTCACAGACAACTTCACTTGGGATATCACGTGTAATAGCAGATTCCATTCTTTCTATCCATACCCCCTTATTTTTTTCATGCGTCTAAGATAGAAATGGCGAAGAAATCTATGAAACAACGCAAGGGATCTCGTAAGAGTCGTAAGGGATCTCGTAAGACTCGCAAGATGATGAAGAGTCGTCGGGAAATTATTGGAGGATTTATGGCTCCAGTCAATATGGGAAATCCAGTTATGGAAGAATCCCTCGCCCAAGGGCGTAGTTTTGCCAGTTACCATGCCGGCCAGCATGGTGGTGTTGCTGATTACCCGACCAGTGTTTCTGCCGGACCCTTCTTAAGTGGTTCTATGGCTTCCCAGGCAGGTGTTGCAGGACTCGATTCCAAGTGGGCCGAAATCGCTGGAATGCGTGATCAGGCCGGTGGTAAGCGTCGCAAGTCACGTAAGGCGAAGAAGTCCAAGAAGAGTCGCAAGGCCAAGAAGAGTCGCAAGGCATCCAAGAAGTCTCGCAAGGCCAAGAAGAGTCGCAAGGCTTCACGCAAGTCTCGTAAGGGATCTCGTAAGCACCGCAAGGGTTCGCGCAAGCATCGTAAGGGATCACGCAAGCAACGTGGGGGTGTCGCAGGTGCCAGTGACTCTTATATGCTCCTCAGTGGCTCCCTTGCGTCCAAGGCGGAAGCGGGTATGAGTCCTGAATGGTCTCTCGCAAAGGACCCTATGGCCTTTGCCCCGAAGTAAGCACCATTATTCAACAAGAGTACTTGTATAAACATTTTCACGTACATTATTGTTCTGAGGCTTTTGAAAAATACTCTGAAGAATGATATTTTGATCCTTGAGCATCTGTAGTTCATGTTCGGTGGGTTTCACAAGGACATTAATAAAACAATGACCATATCCCCCATCTCCACGCGGAAGACCTTGGCCAGAAATACAAACAATGCTCTTATTTTGAACACCAATGGGTAACTCCACCGTAAATTCCCCATTATCTTTTGGAAAACCGGCAAACCCCATCTTACAACCAAGGAGGCTTTCACTCAGTGTAATGGTACATGTATTCCAAATATCATACCCTTGACGTTCCCATTTGTTTGGATCCTCTGCTTCCTGAAGACGTCCGATAATATCCCCAGGTTCCAAGTATCCTTCTACCACACTACTTTCACCCTGAAAGACAATGGTATCACCAGGTTTCATACCTGGTTTGATTTCCACAACAAGTTCCTTATTGGTAGAGTATTGACCACTTCCCTGACAATCGCCACAAGGATCACGCGCCTGTTTTCCATTTCCCTGGCAATCTCCGCAGGGTTGGGTGGATTGGATGATCATAGGACCTCGTTGTTGGATAATCGTAACATTTCCTTCCCCACGACAGGCCCCACAGGTTGTAATATTGGTATATTTCTGACCATTACACTTTTTACAAAAGCGTTTCTGATGTAAATTCCAGATAATCTTTTTTCCGTGGAAAAAATCGTATAAACTCAAGGGAATATCAACCACCTTTGGATCTGGTTTTCTGCGTACTCCAGGTCCGCGAGAAGGCCCCATGCGACCAAACATATTTCCAAAAATCTCACTCATATCTACGTGAATACCACCGCCACCCCCAAATGGAAATCCGCCAGGGAACCCACCAGGGAATCCGCCAGGAAAACCACCAGGTGGCCCACCGCCCCCTCCTTCGCCAGGAATCTGCCCTGTCTGATCATAAAATGCGCGTGTTTCTGGATTACTCAGAATTTCATTGGCTTTCTGAACCTTTTTAAACATTTCTGGATCTCCCCCCTTATCTGGATGATGGGTTAGGGCGGCCTTTCGATAGGCCTTCTTTATATCTTCGGCATTTGCGTTTTTATCTACTCCCAGAAGCGCGTACAGCTCAGACATGGTCTATACAATCACATAAAGCCCTTTTAAGTAGAATAGAATAATAAGAAATCCAGATATGAATACACAGATTCTAGGTCAGGAAGAGGCAGTTGAAATCTGTACGCGAGCACTCACGCATCCAACCCATCTTTTTTTCTATGGGGCGCACGGAATGGGGAAAACAACCTTGGCCACAGACTTTCTGGATTCATACGCGCGCCTTCATAATATCGAGCCACGTGATCCAACCTATTTCCTATTTTTAACAGCCGACGTGGATCGTGGGATTCATACCATTCGTGCGAAGCTCGCAGATTTTACACGCGGGGCCCAGCATCGTCCAGGAGTTTTACGTTGGGTCTTCCTTGATGACGCAGATTCCCTTCCAGAAGTCTCTCAGCAGGCCCTTCGTCGTCCCATGGAACAGTACAATCATTTAACATGTTTTATTTTTGCGACCAAGAGTTCTGAATGTCTGATTCCAGCACTTCAGTCGCGGTGTCAGCCGGTCCGAATTTATCCGGTCAATCTCCAAAATCATATTCAGACAATTTTGGATCGAATGAATTATACGATTCAGGACGAACAGGTCCTTCACTGGCTCATTTCGACCAGCCTTTCTTCCATTGCGGAACTTCAGAGTAAGATTCAATTGCTTCAATGGATTGCTCCGGAAAATCCGACTTATGAGGAAACACGACAGATTTGTGCGACCCATGATTATGAAAAGATTATTCATCTTGTAAAGGCAATCTGTGGGCACGATGTCCATGAAATCTATACACAAATGGGCAATTTATGGCAAAATGGGATGAGTTTTGAAGATATTCTCCATGCGGTCCATAATACGAGTGACTTGTATTTTGTCTTGGATTCAAAATCCCAGGAACACCTCTATACATTTCTGGTAACCGGTTGGGCGTATCATGCGCAGAGTCGCTGTAGTTTTCTGGATTTACTGTGTTGTCTGATGGATTCTGGTTTATTAACCCCCCTCCCCAAGTCTGCGTAAGATATATAAAACTCTTTTCCCAGATATAAGTAATGCCTTCTGCTCATCCGATTTTTAAAGTCATTCCACCCTGGGAGTATGTAGCACAGTTCTGTGAAGAGATTGGGATTGGATGTGTATTTCCATGTGAATTTACACCGGATATTTTACAAGTAGAAGCATATCGATCTCATATACCACAGCTTCAAAACTATTATCATCCCCATAAGGCGTCGATGTTTCTTTTGACAGATTTAGAAAATCATTCAAAACAAATATTAAAAATTCTCAGGCAGCTCTTACGCCCCCATAATTACAATGTAACCGGCCATGAGACGTCTCGAAACCACCGTAAAGTTACCTTTTATCGTGTTTCCCATGATCTTACATCGGATTATGCCCCCAAGGAAGTCATTCTTTCCTTTGATTAGTTGGATCCAGAGATCCCCCATTGAAACAGGTATTTGATTGCCAGATCGGCTTCCATAATCTGTTCCTCGCTCATACGTTGAAACCATCCCATGGAATGCTGTTTTAAGATTTGAGAATAGGGGATCGGAACGTATAATGTTTCACTTGTAATGGTAAAGGGTAATACACCTTCGGTACCGGCCGCTAAAATATCCTCACACTCAATCTTTTTTCCAGAAGGTTTGCGTGTGAGTTCCGCATTTGGCATGACTGCCACGCATGATTTTCCTTCGGCAAAATGTAGATAGTCCCAGGCTTGGTCACGTCGGACTTCTTTTCCGCCATTGCGATTGGCCAATCTGTCAAACAGTGCTTGGGACCAGGCGACCAGTTCTGGCATTTCTTTCTGGCCGGCCCAGATGACTTGGGTATTGGGCACACGAGTTCCCTTGGGGCCGGCATAGGTTTCATTGGGATCGGATCCGAAAAATACAATCTTCTCCTTGGGTAATTCTGGGAGTTCTTTCACAAAGATTGTACTGGCGGGAACCCAGAGTCCGCCATATTTTGCCAAGAAGGCGGTGCGTAAATACATCATTTCTTCGGAGCGTAAGGGCAGGCGCTTATTGCGCAGGGAATCTGGCATGGCTTCCCAACCACCAAGGCGAGCCGCCGCATCTTCAAGCCCACTAATAACTTCGACGTGATATTTCTTTCCACATGCCTTCATAATACTTTGATAGCATAAATTCAGGAAAGGCAGATTTAAGACACGCGAAGATCGTGCGCCAAAGTCGGACCAGAAACGACTATTCACATCGGAATCATCATAAAAAATCCAGACGGTGGGTGTATCAAGCCCACGTGTGAGTAGTTGTCGATCTTCAAACAAACTATATTGGGGCGAATAGCGAGCGTAGAGACCCACGGCTACCGCTGTGACGCCAATTATGGCTGGAACGACCCATTTTGATTCCATAGGTTCTTCTACAAAGGGAATCCAATTCATTTTGTAGAAAATAGTACTCCATTCCTTATTCTTATTCTGCGTTCTTTTCGGAATCCACAAACGGAATTCCTGATAATCCCCTGGAACCCGTTGAAGAGGTTTCCATGAATTTAAGATGAATTTCCTTCTGCTGTTGAATACGCTGTCTCATTTCTTCTTGATCATACATCATAGATTCAAATGCCTTCTTCCGTTCTTCTTCCGAATAATTTGGCACAATAAACGCCGCATTACGAGCCTTTGCGAGTTCCGCAATATTATCCCCAATCTTTTCTGAATACAGCCCCTTTTGCGTATCAAATGCGTCCTGTTTTTCCTTCATGAGGCGGTTAAATTCGGCCGCCGCTTCGGCTTCCGTCATCGAAACACTAACTCCAGCTGGATTCGCAATTTCATTCTGATACCGTTTCATCGCGTCTTCATAACTGACCGGTGCTTCCTTGGGTTTCACGTCAAATACCTGGCTGGTATAAATTGCCTCCTTTGAAAAGGCAGTTTCATAATCACCATATTCATTCTCATCTTCACCAAACCCATTCACATCAAGCTGAAGCGGGGCAGGTTCCTTGGGCTTTACGATTTCATCACGCTGGGCCATAAATTGAAGAAACGCATCGTTGAAGGAGTCGTTATCCTTTATGGTTTTTTGATCAATCTGTGGAGCAATATCCTTTTTTGGAATTAATTTTCCAAGATGTCCCTTTTCAGAATAGACAGCATCCTTCAGTAAGACAGGAAATTCACGGATATCGCATACATCTGAAAAAAGGAGAGTATCTGGGGCCTTTAGAAACATTTCACAAATCGAAGTTTTTTCTTCACGTGTAAGGCCGTCATATCGTTCCCCTTCAATCATATTCCATGTAATCTGAAAAGGGAGAATTCGATCATCTTTATCGTACTTATGTGTGACACGATTGAGGTATTCTGTAACTTTCTTTTTATCAAGACCGGTCATTTCTATTTACAGATTCGCCCATAAACCTTTAGACCTGCTCTTACTTATCCACAATGGTATATTGTTTGAGACGTTCAAAGTGACTTGTGACGGCCATTTGTTGTTCTGCGGCTCGAATCTGGCGCCGCTTTTCCTTTTCCTTTTGTTGTCGTTCCCATTCTTCTTGTCGCCGACGTTCTTCTGCGCTAAAGGGATCTGGGCCACGTTCGCGTGATGCGCGATAGGATTCAAGATTTCGATCTTCCACACGGACATTTGCCACCTGATTGCTGATGGTATTGTGTTTTGTGTAGGCGCTTTTCAGATCGGTGTAACCAAGCGAGGAGTCAAATGCGGAGGTATGTTCCCCCCCAAAATTTCCAATTTCGGTACCAAAGGTGGGGGCAAGATCAAGGCTTTCTGGATTTCCTCCGTTATCATAGTGTTCTCCATCACGCACCGTATGATCGGTAAACATGCGATTAAATACGTCTCGATTGTATTTTCCGCTAAAGGTGGGCGCATTTCCTTCTCCCCCATTTCCTTTGAGCCAATCTCCGTAGCCGTCATTTTCTGGATCTGGGAGTTTCATTTTCTCAAAGAGAGCATTAAAAGCGTTCATATCAAGGTTCTTCGGATTCAGTTTCACAGGGGGCATATTTTCAATGGCACCAGGACCTCCAGATCCTGCGGATCCTGCGGAGCCCATATTCCACGCACTGCTTTCACGTTCTCGCATCATCATGGCCTCGTTCATATTACTCGGAACCTTTCGTGTATCTTCTCCTCCACCCCCTCCCACGCTCATGGTTTTTCCCTTTCCCACTTTCCGCCCTTCCACAATGGTCAAAACTTCTGATAAATAGGCATAGGCACGCGTCACGGCATCAAGGGCGGCATCACTCCCCCCCTTATCTGGATGGGCCTTGAGGGCCGCCTTTTTGTAGGACTTTTTAAGGGTACTTTCGGTCAGGGCGATTTCTTCTTGAATCCCCAACACACGAAGGCACGCTGTAAAAAAATTCAGAGCCTTTTCGGATCGATTGCTTTTTTGGAGGACTTGAAAGGGATCTTGTTTTCCATTGTTCTGAAAAACCCCTCCGCCATTTCGTAAGGCAAGTTGTTGCTGATATTGGTCCGATGTACTGCCTCCACGATCGGCCACGTTACCTGCGTTACCCACGTTACCTGCGGTTGTACGATGATTTTGAATTTGGATGGGGGGTGGTAAAGCGGATCCTTGTGAAAAAGGAGTCGGCAAGGGTTGAAATACGGCAGTTTGGGGGGGTCCAGCCGGAGCTTCTCCAGGTAATTGAATTGGACGCCCACTACGAACACTCGCAATATATTGTAAAAGAGGTCCATATACGCCAGTACGTTGGGCGCTTTGTTTTACTTCATAGTCCAGTAAAACCGTCTCAATAATTTGAACACGTGTTGCCGGTATTTTAATTTGTAAAATTTTATTATAAATTCCCACATGTTTGGGGTGTATCCCATTTGACATTCCTTGTCCCATGGTATCCTACTAATTCGACGGACCGGATTCTTTTTTTATTTACGCAAAAGGTTGCGGAGAGTACGAAGTGAAGAGGGTGTAATGGTTGGGATCAAGGCAGGGCATTCCCACATCATGGTTCGACCGGCCATAAAGAGGGAAAACTTCTTCGGCCAATAATGAGGGGCAATTACCACAATTTGACGTAATTCTTTATCGCGTAAGAGGCTCCAACTTTCCAAGGGGAGGACACAGGCAAGTTGTTCTTGTGGTAAGAGGGATTGGGTGCTCAGATGCCCAGGATTCTTCTCCAGCCATTGGGTAAGTTCTGAAATAGAAATTTTCGCAAGATCCGACCAACATGGGGGGACGTGCCATGGATAGTGCCATTCCCAGCATGAAGGGGTCGAATTATGATAGTAGTTTGAAATCCACTGAAGGCCGTGAATATAGGTTTGAAGGACACGTGAATAATCTTCCGAGGTTTGGGGGATACCAAGATATTGATTCGTATAGACCTGTTTCCAATCCTTTCGGAGCCCTTCCCCACGTTCCAAGTCAAAGAGCATAAGTTCATCACACTGTTTCGCAGGGGAAGCATTCCATTCTTGAATATCACGTTCCCAGGATTCAAGGCCATCTCCACGCGCAATGAAGGGCCGTTTTGTCCCCTTGTATTTTGTAAGAATACTATGTCGCATCCATTCATCCTCCTTGGAAGCCAAATAGGCAAAACATTCGGCAAGGCAAACTGGATCAAATGAAGGGCGACCATCCCCCTTTACGAGAAGTCCCTTTTTCCAAATATGTTTCAGCATGTCAAGAAGTTGATGATGACCACTTCCTTTGAGTTTGAAGGTAAGGCTATGGGGGAGAAAGTCATTTCCCAGAAGACTCATTGCCATACAATAATCGCGAAGGAGCGCATCTTCTCCATAGATGTTTCGAAACTCACTTTTCCCCACCAGAGTTTTTCGAAGGGTATGAATATCAAAGTAGTGATATTTTTCTTCTTGATGGGAATTGTATTGTACGGTACCCATTTCGACAACTTCACGAAACAGATATAAATGGGCGTCGTTTGCGAGGAACTGGGTTGCCATAAGGGACAAGATAATAAGATCGGCATCCAGGCCATAGACACATACTTGTTTTGGACTGTCAAGGCCTTTGAGATATTTCATAAGTTTCTGTTCTCCTTCTCCGCAATGGTCAATCCCACTCACCGACCAATGTACGCCCTTCCCCCCTTTTCCCTGATTCATCTTTGTACAAAGGCCAGTAAGTTCCGCCGTCAAGGTGTCCATAAATTCCGTCCCAGGGGTAATGGCGTTTGTATCCCAGGACTCCTTCTGGGGTTTTCCAAAGGAATATTCCATCTCAGACGTCCAGATACTTTTGAAGCGACGCAGCCGCTGTTGTTTAATTTTCGCCATGGGGACAACACCATCTACGGCAAGAAAGACGCTTTTGGTAGGTTGAACGTATTCTACAATACTTTTTGTGTAGGCGCAGACTTCCTTCATCAGATCACGTTCCCACTGCTTTCTTCCTGCGTGTCCAGGATATGCGCGCATCCCAGGGCGACGAATACAGTGATAAATCAGACAATTAAAGTCCAACAGTAAATGCTCGCAATTCGGTTGATTCTTCAAAAGAAGTCCATGGATGCTATCGCACAATTTTTTGTAATAGGAGGGGATACCCATCTTATAATCGAAATCTATAGTAAGAGAGATGTCTGCTACAGACAAAGGTCCAGGCCTATTGAGTCAATTTTTAGAAAACTTTGCAAAGCCTCTTTCGAATGATATTATGTTGGGATTGCCAGATTCTCTGTTTGTGGGATCGGCCTTCTTTTCACTCTTCACACAAAGTCAGGCATATGGATTCTTAACACTGGCCATGCTGGAATTTATTGCGGTGTATAATATTTTGGCAAAATTCTCGAGTTTCGTATCGCCCAACTCCGATGGACCCATCAAATGTCTCCCAGGATATTCAAGTTTATTTCAGCTTTCTGTCTTATGTTGTTTTACAAAGCAGGCAACGTTTCCGAGTGGCCCCATATTTTTCGTGAGTGCTGTCTATGCCTATATTTTAGCATCGATCCTCTCCTTTTCGGATGAATACAATTATTTGGGGGAAACCAATGCGGACTGGAAATCGCGTATCCCGATGTCTGTGATTTTCGGAACAATTTTCTTATTTGGATTTATTGCCTGGCGGTTTATGAATTCTTGTGATAGTGTTGTGCCAATGATCGGCTCCCTTATCCTGGGGATTGTGATTGGTACAATTATACAGCGAGTCCATTACGCAGGATTTGGAGAGGATTCCGTCAATTTCTTGGGCGTCCCCCTCCTGTTAGATCGTGCGGCGGACGGAAAACCAATGTATATATGCTCAAAATAAAGCTTCTGTACCCTAGTAGGTGAATTCACAAATGAGTTCAGTCATAGGAAATATTATATTTGGAATCCGTGAATTCGTGTTTCAGACATTTCGTGGTTTTCCAGTGATTATCCTTGGGTCAATCTTGGCATTTAGTGTCTTTCAAGCGAACTTTAATTTAATGTTGGTATGGATTGGCCTCTTTCTTCTTACACCCATTGTGGTGTTTGGTATCAATCAGATTGTGGCGACTCTCTTATCGAATCCGCTCAACGCATCCACAAATACCTTTTGGAAGATTTTCCAGAATGACACGTGTCGAATGTTTGGTCCGGCAGGGGGTACAAGTCCAATGCTCGTATTTCCATCCTATTGGACTTCGATCATGTCCTTTCTGTTCTTCTATTTATTCATGAATGCGTATAATATTTACAGTATGCCAGATCAACCCAAATCTCCCCAAGAATCCAATGACCGTCGTAAAACGCAGACCATGATTGCGATGATTCTTCTTACAATTGCCGCGGTAATCACCTTTGTATTCCGTTATGCTTTGACCGGTTGTGAAACAATGCCAGGGATGATCATGGGGGTTTTGACCGGTTCTCTCCTTGGATATGGCTGGTATTCTTTCTTGGCTGCGTGTGGAGTCGGACGTTTAGACGATGTATTTGGAATTAAGAATCGTATTTTACCCATGCAAGTTCATAGCGAACAAGCCCCAAATATGTGTGTGCCAGTGGATCAAAAGGATGACTAGAACCCTGAAAAATTGGCACCTATCCCCCTTATACAAATAAGTAGTTATTGTTTGTATAAGAATATGGAAGCAGATCTTGAAACCCTGTATGATATTACGGAAGAAAAGGAACTTACCAGCGAGGAAAATGTGTATGTTGTCCCACCGAAACTCTTTGATCCAATTAAGATTTATCTTACATGGGAGTCTGAGAAAGATTCCGAAAAATATCCAAGTTTCTATGTGCGAATTTCCCCCAATACATGGAATCAGAAGACGAATACCATTTGTTCGTGGATGGTGAATGCTTCGGAGGACGATGATGAGGAAAAGGAAACAATTCAACTTCTAAAACAAGAAGAGCTTATGGATTATATTTATTGGATCTTCCAGCATATCTTCTATGATTCGAATCCAACGGATAGTAATGAGATTCTCTTGCCAAATTTACCGTCCATTTCACTTGAACCAAGCAAACTCAAAGATGAACTCTATATGTCAAATATGGCGGACCATGTTGCCGAATATGTGAAATTCCTGACCAACCATTGGCCGGTTCGCAAATCACGCCTTGCCTCTGAATCTTCCCCTATGTAAGTCCATATAGGGCAATCAAGTACTGATAGGTCGTCTTCCACATTTGTACATGTTCCCCCAGGAGTTGTCCGCTTTGTGTCCCCCTTTGAAACATTGCTACAATCTCTTGATAATGTGGTTTTAAAGTCGTTATTGTGTATGTTTTGGAAAGATCCTCATAGGAAATCCCTGTTTTTTGATTTTGCGCATTGACTTGATTGTGAAGATTCCAAAGCCAGGTTCGGATCCACGTTCGGCGCTCCGCGCCTCCCAGGCTTACAAATTCCGAAAAATTCATGGAACGAAAGGCCCTATTAAAATGAGATCGACACACCGCACACGGCATGACCATCCCCTGATATTTTAAGAGTTGTTTCCAGTAATTTGCTTCATCATTTTTTCGTACATTATCTTGAAACTTTCCAGTATGTTCGGCAAAGGTATGTAAGATGGTCCAGAATTTTGGCCCCCAGAAGGATTTATCGAGGCTGACGGTCATCGCCATTACTCCCCCATTGGAAAAAAACGCATAAAAATTGGCGCACGTGCCGGTACATAAAAACACAAACAGAAATACCATATGGCCTCCTTGAAATTACCGTATTATGTGGTGGAAACCCTGAAATCCCAGGTGGCAGGGCTGGCAAAAGACTATCTTTCGGAAATTTGCGAATTCTTGGAAGTTACCCCAGAACAGAAAAAGTTCTTACAGGATACGGTATTGAAAAAGGCAGTCAAGGATTCCCTTCAGGTCTATACAATTCAGAAGGATGATATGTATGAGAATGAGCAGAAGATTAATAGTTGTCCGTGTCCAGTCTTACATGATAAAGTGTGGGACCGTTGTGGGTATCCGTGTGTCAATGAAACGTATCGTTGTATCCATCATCAGCACGTCCAGGAAATTGAAGATTGTGAGCCAACCATTGAACTTACACGGATTTACCATAATGAAACAAAGCAGGTCTATTTGTGTGATATGAAGACAAACCTTCTCTATAGTTATGAAGGGACGCCGATTGGACAATTCTATCCAGAAAAGAAGACGATTGTCTTATATCCGCCACCACCTACCACGGCCCCACCCCCTCACTCAAAAAAGCAGTCTGCTTAAACCAGATACACATCTTTTTTGTACATACTGAATGGAAGCGCAGAAAGTAAAGCATGTCTCACGAGGGGTTCGTGAGCAAAGGCGCCGAAAGCGAGAGGAGAAATTAAAGCAGAAAAAAAAGAAGTCCCCCACCTTTCTGTTTCAAGATACGAATCTTAAAACGCCCTTTGAACTTTTCCCCACCTTTTTGGATCCGAGAATTCCAGACAAGTTTCGGCACTATTTTTATACCCAAGCATACTCGGTAAAAGGAATGATGACACGCATTGAACAAATGAAACGTTCGAGTGTAACAATCTATCAGTGGCAAGACCAAAAAACACAGAAAGGTTGGCCGGCACTTCAGCCCACTCAGTATTTTTATGGAGAATTTCAGGAGTTTCTGACCCATTTTCTGAATTACGCAAAACTTCGGTATCGGATGAAGAAGCTGTTTTATCACTGGAATCTGAAGCGTATGGCAAAGAAAAAGCTAAATAGTGAAGATCCATTTACGTTAATGCCGTGTCGCCAGCCAATTCGCCTGTACGATACACGTATGAAGGGCTATTGGGAATTTGAAGCATCGGCTCTGAAGGATTATATATGTTCCAAATTCATGTACCATGAAGAACTCATCTTGGAACCTCAGATGCCGTGTCATCCCCTGACAAATGTCCCCATGACATACAATACTCTCCATATCTTATTTTCACAATTCTATCGCTATGAAATGATGCCGTGGATTTGTAAGGTTTTTTTGGATTATAAGGGAGATCTGAAGCAACTTACGGAAGATTTTTCGATTCCCATAAAAAAAGAATGTCTAAAGTCGCTGGTAAAGGATACACGTGATCAGAATTTTATCTACCTGTTTGAAGACTTTTTGGCGGACGAGTTTGATTTTCATAATATTCAGAATACACCACGCCAGCGTCTGATTGAGAAAATCATTCAAAATTACCCCAAGGAACATTATTCCAAGACGTGGATTTCCTTGTTTGTAAAGTATTATAAACGGCGAATCTGTAGTGAATCGATGAATGACCTTTATCCAGAAATGGCCACAATTCATACAACAAGTCAGCGCCTGATTTATAATCGATTGGTGCTTGATCGTTTTCAGAGATTATTTCGTGCAACGCAATAATAGAATATTTTGGGGTGAATATATAGGTATGAATACGACCAAGAATCGATTTCAAGGTCTATTGTCGCCAAATGCCGACGCAAAAGCAATGGCAGAAGCGGAAAGGCGAAAAGAGAGAACAAGAAAGAGAGCAAGGCAGAGACAAAGGGCAAGAGAAAGGGCGAGAGAGGAAAGGGGGAAAAAGTTAGTTGAAGAGGATAGTAATAGTAATACAGAAAATTCACCGGTCCCTGTACCTGCGCCTATGCCTGCGCCTGTGCCTGCTCCTGTACCTGCTCCTGTACCTGCTCCTGTGCCTGCTCCTGTACCTGCTCCTGTACCTGCTCCTGTCCCGGTTTTGGAGCGCCCAAATGCCAAAGAAGCAACCGTAGAAGATCTTCAAGCGATTGCCCAGGCCCTTTGGAGAACCCATGGACCCATTTGTGATAGTCGTGGATTCACCCAACATATTGGGGAATGCTGGAATGATACGGATCAGACAATTTTAATAAATTGGGACCTTCTAAAAGATCGCCTTCAACATTTTTTTATTCATCTCCCAATTACTCCTGAATTAACAAATCTTACACATGATGATTATGGAAAAATAAGACATAATATGGCATTAATGGGAGAAAGCTATACGCGTAATGATCCGACACAATTTTTTTCACATCATACGAATGACGCATCACTCGCAATTATAAACAAGGCAGTACATAAATATTTGTATTATTTTCAACGACGCTTTCTTCGCCATTATATTAATGAAATACAGAAAGATACATGGGAACCAATATGTTCTGAAGGGTTAAATTCGATTCATTGTGCTTTATATGCGAAATCAACGTATAAAGCACCGATTATAAAGAATTATGAATCCTGTATTATGGAAGCATTTCAAACAAAAAAATATAACGCAGGAGGGACACCATATTATATTTTACCCTATATTCTATACATAATAAATCGAACATTTCCTGAAATTCTTGTACAAGCAAGAGAAATAAACGATCAAAAAATGTTTTCAATCTTTTATACAAATATTAAGGACGGTATTATAAAAGATTATGCTGTAGATTTTCATATTAAGAATGACGAGGGCTATCCGCACGCTATAGGTTTCTACACTTGTAATGGAAATGAATATTTTTTTGATGATAATAAGGGAAAACCCGTAAGATTCCCCTATAAACAATTCTATGATATATATAATGAGCATATTTTAAGAGGAAATTCAAAAGTTAAAATTGTGTATATTGATGATCGAAAAATAAGTGACTCTTCCTTTGACTTTGCCAAGTTGTATATTGATTTACAAAATATAAAAAATAGACATGCTTTTGCTTATTTATCAAGTTTAAAGAAATACCCCCTTCTACAAATAAAAACAGAAATTGGAACCGAATATTTTGATATTGTGAAGAATAAAACATATACGATTCTAAAACAAGAGGGAACTACAGATGAAGATATCATAGATAAATTATATGAAAAAGAATATAGATCATTTTTTTATTACAATAATGTTGAAAGGGCATATATTCGTCGTGGAGGGACACGTAAAATAAAACGGCGTAGCAAGAAATACAAACAGACACGAAAACATAGGAAATAATCGTAACAGAAGTTCCTCGTGCGTGTAAAATACAGAAATAGAAATCGCAGAATAGAATAGATGGCCTATTCACGACCACCTTCTGCGGACGCACATGAAATCTTACCAGGAATTTGGTTGGGAAATCTCCAAGCATCGCAAGATACAGACTTTTTAACTCAGAAACGAATTCAGGCGGTGTTTAATTGTACAAAGGATATTCCCTATTCAAAATTACCATTACGGTATTATCGAGTTCCCCTGGACGATAATTTGGAACGAGAAGAAATAAAGAATTTAGAATTGTGGTCCTATGAAGTCGCTTATAAGATTGCGAATGAGGCAAAGCGAGGGCCGATTTTGATCCATTGTTACGCAGGGAAACAGCGCTCGGCCGCCTCTTTAGCGATCTATATGATTGCCCAGTATCGTGTCACACCGGATGTTGCGATTGCCTATATTAAAAAGAAGCGTCCAGTGGCATTTTTCCCTGGGGTCAATTTCGAGCCGGCGATTCGTGGGTTTCATACTAGTTTGCGATCGATGATTCGTGAATCCCCCAATCCAGAAATGTTTGTGACCTTGCCGTTACCATAAGGAATTATTTCCGACTTGTAAGGAATTTTCACCGCATTTCACGCTTCTGCGCCGATACACTTTTACGCGGATCATAATTGATGTACCGATAATCATTTACCCCATACCATACATTATCTTCCGCATATCCACTTGTATTTCCTCCATCATCGTTTCGAAAATCGGCACCGTGAAGATTTAGACAAATCGGCGAATCCTGAATAATATTATAGATTCCTGGAAAATTCATCTGTGGTTCACAGCCAAGAAGGTGGGTCATGGATCCACTAATCACAACAATTGGCATATTATTCTTATGTAATTTATGATAATATGCTTTTTTCAGAATCCAGTCATACTCGGATCGATAAATAGGATCCAAATCTTGGAAATGTATAGGCACTTGATCAATACCAAGATTTTTATTTGGACGATAGGTCATGACCCTTTGAGAATAATCATAAATCGTTGTATTCCAGCAAGGAGAGGGAGTTAGAAAGAAAAGGGGGGTCGCCAAAATCAACATATCTTTGATACAAAGTTCCGTTTTATTTCCGATGACAATATTCAACAGGTCATGTGACCGTACAAAGCGGTACATTTGATCAAGTTGTTCAATTATCAGGCGATTCTTTCCCTTGTATCCTCCCATTTCATACCACCCAGGAATCCAGATAACCTGTTCATAATTCTGGCTACACCACATCAAGAAGTCAAGGCTCTTTTCACACTCGGTCGTCGCAACATCACCACAAAGGGCTAAATACGGCGCATTGGGGACAAGTAGATTACTGTATTTTACACCAGTACGAATCGCCTTGTAAAGTCCGCTCGCAAATTGAATAGAGGGTGCCATGGTTGATACAAAATATGATTTTAATTATGACGCCAATTTTTCGCCCCAGTAGTTAGAAATGGACGCCAGTGATAAGATTCGTAAGACGCAAAATATTGCCGCCTATAAGGGCTTTGCTGTGGCCCAGGCCGCCATTCAACCCACCACAAATTTTAGTACAATCTGTGGATTTGATAATGCCATTCATCGCTACACGGATTACCTTCAAAAGGTACAAGTATATGAAGGGCTTAAAACATGTAGTACATGTGTTGCCCAGGTAAATGGAACAGGCTGCCCATAAACAGGTCTAAGAACAACCTACCTAATACATTAGATAGGGGTCATGGAAAAAAGGAATCAGGGGCCCCTTCGAGCCGTCGTGTTAGACAATGATGAAACTACCGGATCCTATGGGATTGTGTTTAGTCTCTTAACCTATTTGTCCAAATATCCAGAAAAATATGGTCCAGATATACATTCATTGTTGGCAAAATTGGCGTATTGGATGGAAGATCACAATGTATTTCGTCCCGGATTACGTTACCTTATGACAACTCTTCTAGAACTTCGTACGCACGGCCTTATTGACTCTATTTTGATGTATACAAATCAACGCCACGATGTTCCCACGGAGTATGAGGGTACGCCCTATGCTCTTTTATATAGTCCTCCGTTGGCAATTAGTTTTATGATGGATGTCTTATTCTCTACGCACGTGTTTGATAGTCATTTTACTCGCCCCAAAGAATTTTGGGGAGCAACATCCGTTGTACCCAAGTATTTTGAACGGATCTTGGATGCGTATCCAGAAAGGCCAAAGGATAGTCGCTGGATACTGTTTGTGGATGATCTTGCCACCCCTGAAAATATACTCCATACAAATATTCCTTCTTCTCATATAAATCCTTCTTCTCTGGTCCGTGTATCCCAATATGTAAAACTATTGGAAGAAGATCAATTGAGTGATCTTATGATTTTATTATTTGGCCTTCATTGGTTTCAAGATACAGCATTATACGGAATTATTAAGCAGTATTTCTCACGTGCCCCAGCAGAATCTTCTTCGGATTCTCCCAATCATTTTGTGGAACTTGGGGATGAAATCAAAAAGTTTTATACCAACAATTAAAGAGTTTGTGTGATACTCTTTTTATGGAAGAAGTCAAACCAACAAAACCAAAGGCGGAACGTGTTCAGGAGGCGGTACATCTTCTTCAGCAACTCAATGGAGTGGGAATTTCGAATCAAACCGTGGGGTATAGCGAATTAAAGGGTCATATTGATCTCTGGATCCAAGAAAATATTGGCTGGACAGGGACCATTTTATTCCCTCGTTTTTTACGAAAGGCGCATGTGATTCTGCCGACCCTGCCTGGACGTGTGGCGACGATTAAATTATCGGTGGTTTCATAAGATTCTATAAAAAAGATTTTATAAGAGATATTGTATGTCTTATAAAATTGTTGGATATATTAATCAATATATCTTTTATTATTTATAATTCGTGAAATTGATGCGCGGCTACTATTAAATTTCTTTGAAAGTTCCACACCAGTAAGATTCTCTGGATTTTCTCTTATATATGCAATATCTTCTGGTGATAATTTACGCCGATGTGCCTTTATTTTTTGAATATGTTCTTCTGATTTTGGTTTTCCTGTGAGTGCTTTACTTAGTTTTCCCCCTGTTTCTTTTGATACAATTCTTCCGGTAGATGCAATACGAAGTTTTTCAATTGTCTCAGGCTTTTTCGGAACTCCAGTACTTGCTTTCCGCAATTTTTCACGTGTTTCTTCACTACAACCATGCCCCATTAAACCTTCTGATATTCTTTTACGTGTTTCTTCATCTGGAAATTTCCCAGTACTCGATATTCGCAATCTTTCTTTTGTCTCTTCAGTATGTTTATAATCTTTAATGCCCTGGCCACCAGAAGTCATATTATAACCGTTTGGTCCAAACGTATCAAATTCTTGAATATATTTTTTTTCAAGTTCATCGAGTTCTGAATTTTCACATACACAAATGGTAGTAAATTCAAAATTTTCTACACCATGTTTTCGAATTGCTCGATATAAATATTCGGTTGTACTTTCATTTCTGGCTTTCGATTTATGATTTCGAAATCTTCCACGAGGATTATCTTTACAGTATTGCCCAACATATGATTTGCCGTCTATTTTGTTAATAATACGATATATACACCCCATTGTTTTACTAATATAAAATAAAAACAATTATCAATTTTACCCTCAAATTCCCCATTCTTTAATACCCAAACAGCAACGCCCCACGCCCTCCGTAAATCTTCAAGATATTGTAGGTTTCTGCCCAGGCGTAAATTGTCATGGTGGGGGGAGTCACCGCAGGAAAATCCAGATTTCGAAGTCGCAGCCGCAATTCTGCTTTCTGAATTTTATTCAGATTGGTTTCTCCCAGAGGCATGCTGGCAGGAAAGTATCGTTGTTGGAGACCGATGGGAATACAATAATAATATCCGTTGATCCAGGGACTCTTGGTAAGTTCCATGGACGGAATAATACTGCGGTACAGGGCGCAATTCTCCGTACTGACTTTGGCAAAGTTCCCATCGTACATCAATTGAATCTGATCAAAGGGTTCGCTGTTACGGTTCGCAAACCCAGGACGCAGGGATTCGTAGGTGTATCCGAGTTCTCCACGCGCATCTGGCCACCAGGGCGTATAGACGCTATCGGCACCAGAAATGTCACGAGAAGCCAGAAAGTGGGCATTCACCGCCGCCGCCTCAGGTCGTTGGCCGAAGAAATAGAGGTTACGAAGGGGATTTGGCGCATCGATCGGTATATTGACGTTTTTGAATCCCTGGGAATCGACCGGTGGAACCGCATAGTGTTGTACAATGGTCGTGGTGAGTTCTCCAATACGGAATCGGTTGGCCTCATTCTTATCCAGATAGACGTATTCAGCCAGTAGATAACAATCCTCAAAGGTAAATTTTCCAGGCATCTTATATCCTTCAATCTTACTCACACGGACCCCTTCAGACGTGGTGCGATTGTACCGTTTTTCGTAGGAGGGCCAGCGAGTAATGGGACCGCATCCCTGGAAGTAGGGCATGGTATCGAGCAAGGGTTTCGCAATATTCACAACCAGGGTTCCGCTCGGATCCATTTGGTAAAACGGAGAGTTTTGAATGGGAAATGTCTCAAAGCAGTTTCCGTTATAATTAAACCCATTTGTGATATCGTTATCACTAATGTCCATGGCTTTGAGTGCTTCCAGGGAACTTTGGCGAGATTCGGTGTAATAACATCCATCCAATCCTCGAAATTGGAGATTCAGACGAACACTATCCACGTAGAGAGCATCAATAGGAAGGGCTGCGCCGTTATCTCCATTCGAAAACCAGAAAGGCAAAGGGGTGACCACTGTAGTGGGGCCAATTTGATTTCCGAGACTGGAACTGCTAAAACCAGATGGCACACGACCAATCATAGAATTCACTTGATTGACTTTTTCAAGAGGAGTATTGTATTCATCCAAAACTTCTAAGAGACGTGAATCGAGTTGTTCCACTCGGGATCCGCCGATTTCAAGGGAGCATTGTTGGACTAGAGTATGGCCAATGCTGTTTGTCCAGCCAAAGTTGGGGCCGGCAAAGTTGGACCCTACCAGCGCCTTCACTTGGTTTTGGACGGTTCCAAGATCTGGTAAAACGGTTACAAGATATAATCGAGTGATAAGTTCGCCTTTGACTGGCAGATCTGCCCAGGCATTTGCTCCAAAGTTGGGGAGTTGGCTAAAGTCGATACGGTGCCATTGTTTGGTAAAACGCCCAATGCCAATATAGATATATCGAAACGGATCGATATTTGGCTGTATTTTTCCAGTTAATCTTTCATCTTGGATTCCGTTATGGAGGACTTTTAAGAGACTTGCCACCATTCTAACAAGACACAATAATGTGTTTTAGATACCTTATCGCATAGGGTTTCAAAAACAATCTGGAAAATACAGAAATAAAAAGTTTAGGAGGAGAATACCTTGTTGGCAATTCCATTTTCAAACCGTACCCAATTAATAGCGTGCGCATAGACATAGACTTCCCATTCTGCGTTTTCCAGACCGGTTGGGGGTTTCACATTCAGACGAAGGCGGATATCGGTGGAACGACTTGCGTTAATCCAACCGGTGGGGTGATAGGCCTTTTTCCCCATATAAAATGTATATCCGTAAATATAATTCTTATAAGATACAATCCCCCCATTTATTTTTTCGGCATAATGTTGTCGAAAGTAGTCCGCATGTTCAGATACAACGGTGGTTCCATTCATCTGGATTTCTGCTCCCACAAGAAGGCCATCGAGGGGATTATAGGTGGCATCATATTCAGATTCTAAGATACCACTAAAGTTGGTCCATTCATTATTGAGATCCACCGCTTTTCGACGTACAATCCAGAAAATTTCTTCCACTGGGTTATTGAGTTCCAAGGGGAGTTGTACGGAAATGGTATCATCCCCCTTTTTATTCACCGTATATTTCAAGGGTTCTGAAAAGACAAAACGCTGAACTTCACGATAGGGTCTTTCAAAGGGACTATAGAGAAGGGCTTTTCGAAATTGTCCATCGACTAAGACTCCATAGGTCAGAAGGCGAATATCTTCAAAAGCGGGTACCACCGTACTATTTTCACGACTGGTAGGGATACCAGGCCACCATGGAACGGTCCGATCGTAATATTCAATTATTTTTCCAAGGGGCGTCTCATCGCAGGTCGCACGCCGGCCATCACGGACACGCACCACCTGGGAAAAGGGGCGGAAGGTAATCGCAATACGGATGGTATTTTCTTTTACGCTCATGAGGGGAAACCCATTTTTCAAAAGAGTACGCATGTAACTAAAGGGTAATACGCATGTTAGAATACCGCTACTGTTTGGGTAAATCTGGGAATCTTGTACTGCCAATAAATCTGGAATGGTTTTGCGTCCGTAGGCGTCAGTGGCAAGGCCAATTTGCGTATTTATACCAGGGTATGTACATGAAAAAATATGGGTATAGACACTGTCGATCGTTTCCAAGACTTGATCCTCGAGCATGAATTCTGCTTTTTCAATAAGGGTTGTCCCCAAACTATTGGCGTAATGCCACGATTGATCTGGTGTTTTGTAGACATATTTCCCAGCAAGAAGAAGGCGTTGAATATCTGGAGGAAGCCAGTGGCCGAGTTTAATTTGTACCATAGTGCCAAGAAGAATATCGCATGCTTGATTCCCATTAAGTGTAAAGACAACACGTCCCCCAAATCCAGAAGTACCCTGATAGGGAAATTCTTGAACGGTGCTTGTAAAGGGAAGGGTGCGACGTTTATCATTTCTTGTAAAAAAGGTAAAGTCGGCATCGGTGGGAAAGAACCAATCATCCAGTTCTTCACGATCGGCAAGATCGAGTACCGTCGTCCGTTCCCCTAATGGTTTCATACTTTGTAAATCCATCGGAGGCGTACCCTACTACTTTGACCGGCATTTAATTTTCAAACAAGAGAGCGCCACGCTGTTTTTCAACATGGAATACGGCCCAAGATTCACACAAGATATCCATACGGACTTCTCGTTGGCCCAAGATACTATTTGTCGCTGTATTCAGTAACGTAAATTGTAAGAAGGGTTTGTCCAAGCTGGTAAAATTAATTCCTCCGTTGGGAAACATGGAACTTGCGGACCAATTCAGAATCCAGAGGGGGATGCCAGCACTGTATTCTTGGGTAGCGTGTTGAATTGGATTTCTCCAGATTCTCATTGGCCAAGATGATTCGCGTGTTTTTCCAGCGGCGTAGAAGGCTCCTTCTGAAATATAATTGCCATTGGTGTCACTCGCATTCGTTGTATTGCTGTAATTTCCAGACATGAGATCAATGCTGTTTCGAAAGTAGGTGGAAATCTGTTGAACAAGAAAGCTTGCGTCAATGTTTCGAGTACAGACCGATGTCCCTCCGTTGGCAACGGAAAAATAGTCACTGGGGCCAAGATAGTAGGTATTATTATAGAAACGGCGATAAGGAATATTGACGACTGTATTCGCGAGTTTTTCACGATCGGCGTTGGAAAGATACCATTGAACGGTTTGAAGGGTCAGATGAGGTTCCTCGAGCTGGTCACGTCGTAGGCTTGTAAAGGGGACCGCAGGACCAGTACTGGACGTTTTGTAGGTAAAGGATTTTCCACAGGGGTCAAACGCCATATCTCCCCCACTTGTCTGAATCAGATGTTCAAAGCGTCGTAGAGTCGCAACAATGCGATATTTTACATTTCTGGTGGCACATATGGGAAAACCTACGTCATTCTTATTCCCTTGGCACCCCATAAAGGGTACCGAAAGGGTCATACGACCAGGTGTCGCATTTCGTTGAATTTCGAGGGCGGATCCGCCATGAATTCCAGAGGTAGTATCCTCCAGGATTCGTTGATTCCAGGATTCGCGGGTTCTGGAAAGAATATAGAGATTGTCACCGGTCACTTCTTGAATCAGAAGACCATCTTGGTAAATTTCTATTTTTTCAAATAAGAAATAACCAATACCGTTGGAGTATCCGACGGACTTTCCATCGGTTGTCTGTAAAACACTTTTTCCATTCAGACTCGAAATGCTGGGGGGAATCCAGGTTGGTAGATTTATCACAATCCGTACATCGGTCAAAACATCTCCAGGCAGGTCCATTTCCCATTCGACTTTTCGTCCCCATTTGGGAGGAAACATAGGTACAGTATTTCGGACTTCTGGAAGGACGGAATTATAAGTGTCGAGTCGCCAGCGAAAGGGGTGTTCTGCTTCGGCGCTATCTTCAAAAAAATATACATCTTTTGTGCCACGTGCGACAAGTTCATAGAGTGACCCATCGATGCTTGTTCCTTGTCGGTTCATCGCGTTCCTTACTATTAAATGGGATGAAAATTGACGTCAAATACTCGCATATAATTATTAGAAACAGTCCAGAAAACAACATCCAATGTATCTTGTAATTGTCGAATCACCGGCCAAGTGTGCCAAAATTGCAGGGTTTTTGGGGAGTGATTATCAGGTCATTGCGACAATGGGGCATATTCGCGCCTTAAAAGAGTCACTTGATGCGGTGGGAATCCACAATGACTTTACACCGGACTATGAATTTATGAAGGAAAAGGCACGAGCCATCAATCAGCTCAAAGAAAAGGCGGCGAATGCGCAACGAATCTATTTATGTTCGGATGATGACCGTGAAGGGGAGATGATTGCGTATAGTGTATGTCTTTTACTCAAATTGGATCCAGCCAAGACACCGCGTGCCGTCTTTCATGAAATTACTCGCGATGCGGTGCGAAAGGCGGTGGCAAATCCACGACTTGTCGATATGGATAAAGTGTATGCGCAACAGGCACGCGCGATGCTCGATTTGATGGTCGGTTTCACTCTGAGTAAGTTGCTTTGGGGGGCGGTGGGACCAGGTCTTTCCGCGGGGCGGTGTCAGACGCCAGCATTGCGACTTGTGGTGGAGCGTGAACAGGAGATTGCGCAGTTTCAGTCATCAATGAGTTGGAAGATTCAGGGCAAGTGGAATCGCCTTCAAACTCCCTATGCCCAAGACTGGGAATCTCAGATGACGGACCAGTATGAAGATGAAGATTCTGCGATGGCCCTTTTGGAGATGCATAAGGGGGAGGTCGCAACGATTACAGAAGCCAAAACAACCTCCTGGTCTCAATCACCACCGAAGCCCCTGATTACTTCTTCTTTACAGCAACAGGCGTCTTCATTGTATCGTAGTAATCCCAAAAATACCATGAAGATTGCCCAACGTTTGTATGAGGCCGGTTATATTACGTATATGCGAACGGATAAAGCGGTCTTGGGGGAGGAAGCAACAGAAGAAGCACAGGGCTATGTATCCACAAAATACGGAGAAGAATATATAAAAACGCAGTCACAACCTTCGAAAAAGCAGAAGCAGAAAGACCAAGCGGACCCAAAAGCCCAAGAAGCCCACGAGGCGATACGTCCAACCCATTTTACGACCACAGAACTTCCAGAAGAAGAGGATTGGTCGGATCTGGAACGAAAAATCTATACTCTTGTTTGGCTTCGAGCTACGCAGAGTGTTATGGCAGATTGTAAGGGAGACCAGCGTTCGATTACCTTTTCGATCGATCCAGAGTATCCTTGGCGTTCTTCTTGGCGAAATACAACCTTTCAGGGGTGGAAGATTCTTCAAACACCAGAGACTGTAGAAGGGGAAGAAGAAAGTCCACAGGAAACACAGGAAACCTTGTGGAAGTATGTGGCACAGTTACAAGAGGGCCAGCAACTTCTCTGGTCATCCCTTCAGGCGGAACCCTCCTTCACAAAGGCCCCTTCACGGTACAATGAAGCAACCCTCATTCAATCCTTGGAGGAACAAGGAATTGGCCGTCCATCCACGTTTGCGTCTTTAATTTCGACCATTCAGGAGCGTACGTATGTGGAAACAAAAACCTTTCCTTCTTCTTCGGTTCAGGTCAATAAGTATTCTCTGGTTCCTGCGCAGTGGCCTCCTAAGAAAACTCTAACCACGGCAAAGCTGGGAGGAGAAAAAGACCGTCTTACCCCCACTGCCTTGGGAAATTCCGTTCTTACCTATCTACTCCAGCATTTTCAGGACATCTTTGCCTATGAATTTACGGCATCCATGGAGTCACGCCTTGATGCGGTGGCGGAACATAAAGAGTCTTGGAAAAACCTTCTGAAAGATACGTGGGAATCCTATAAGGACCGCTATCAGCAACTTCTCAAGGATACAAAGGAAACAAAATCAAACCGTCGTGATATGGGGGAGGGTCTCATTGCAATTTTAACCAAGAAGGGACCGTTTCTGCTACGAGAATCCCCAGATGGGGATAAGGACAAGACGACGTTTTATGGTTGGCCACAAAATATTGGGTTTGAAGCCTTAACGCCAGATCACGCGCAGAAGTTTGTGATTGCTACCACGCAGGCACAGGAAGGGACGATTCTGGGGATCCATGATGGGAAGCAGATTGTGAAAAAGCATGGCAAGTTTGGGTACTATTTGGTATGGAACGGAAAGAATGTGAGCTGTGAGGAGGGGACTACGTTGGAGGAGGCGGTGGAGAAGATTACAGAAAAGGAAAATGCAGCGGTGCGTAGTTTCCAAAAGTTTGAGATTCGTCGAGGGCCATATGGCCTCTACATGTTTCGCAAGGATCTAAAAAAGAAGGAGTTTGTATCGGTCCCTCCAGAAACAAAGATTGAGGATCTTACCGAGGAATCCGTAAAAACTCTGTATGAAACCCAGCTTACGGCCAAAAAGACAAACGCGTCCAAGGCGCAGTGGGCAAAGAAATTGAAAAAGTAGGATGGGGTATAAAGGATTATACAAAAAGATATGTATGAATCTCTTACAATCAAGTGGAATTGATCGTGAGACGTATTTACGGACTCTTTATTTTTATACACAGCATTTAAATGTTTCGGTAGCAAAGGCCATTCTTGGCCAGGGAAAGTTACCAGAATCAATTTTACAATTGGAGGGGATGTCTTCATGGTCGAACCGTTTTTTACTGAATAATTTATGTTCGATTCCAGGGAGGTATTTGGAGATTGGATCATGGCGCGGTTCCACATTTATTTCTGCCCTCTATGAAAATAAGTTGATTCACGGAACAAGTATTGACAATCATCAGGAATTTGTACATCATGACGAATTTCGTACGGATGAATCGATGTTACGTAAAAACTGTGAGGAGAATCTGACCCATGAGGAAAAATATACACTCATTACTGCTGATTGTTGGTCAAAGCCGTTACCTCCAGGCGACCTTTATGATATCTATCTCTATGATGGGTTTCACAGTTATGAAGATCAGTATAAGGCCATTACGGAATATTATGACAACTTACAGCCGATTTTTTATTATGTGTGTGACGATTATAGTCTCCGCGACGTTGAAAAGGCCACCCAGCAGGCTTTTAAGGATATGGAGATTGAAGTGATTACAGAACATAAGATGTATGGAAGTCAGGATATTGACAAGTGTATGACCACTGGTTTCTGGAACGGATACTATGTGGCCCTTTGTGTGAAGCGCAAGGCCTTTCCACAGTTTTTTACGTATCGCACGGACGGTACTGAAAAATTCTACCATCGTTTTACGTATTAAACAATAAAAATAATTGAAATTTTATAGTATAATTTTTTATATTATAAAATTCATTTGAATTAAGATTCGCCGCCTTTCACGCAGGTCTTACTGGGAATCGAACCCAGATCGCCAGTGTCAAAAACTGGAGTGATCGCCGTTACACTATAAGACCAAAATCCATCAATCACAGAAGAGGTCCTACTGGGGATCGAACCCAGATTGCCGGTTTCAGAGACCGATGTACTCACCATTATACTATAGGACCAATAAAGCCATCACATAATCAACTCAATTTAAGCAGAAGCCTTCTTGGCGGCCTTCTTGGCAGGGGCAGCGGCTTCAACAACCTTTTCGGCAGGCTTTTCAGCGACCTTTTCCTTCTTGACGGCCTTGACGGCAACAGGGGCGGCGGCAACAACAGGGGCAGCACCGGCGTTCTTACGACGACTGCTGGCTTCGGCTACGGCGCGCTTGTAAGGGGTCTTTTCATCAGTCTTGCGCATTTCATCCCAGACCTTGCGGACTTCTTCATGCCAGGCCTTGAGCTGCTGGGGGGTTTCACCCTTGGCGGCCTTGTCACCAGTGCGCTTGCTGGCACGACGACCCTTGCGAGCCTTGAGTTCGTGGCGAGCAACACGCTTGAGTTCCTTGAGGGCGGTTTCAATCTGAGCAATGCGTTCAACAACGGAGAGTTCTACTTTGGAGGATTCGGATGCCATTTTCTTATACCTTATACTGGGATATATAAAATAGGCTTTAAACGCACTTTTAAATTTTTTCCGGGGTCAAGAGAGACCTCCATAAGCCTCCGTGCGTTTAAATTTAGACTCCAAAATCCTATATTCATCCCCTCTGTTTTTTATAATCATGATAGTCATGGAATATAAAAATAAGAATAAACTCCAAAAAAAGAAGATGGTCAATGTGGGGGTTGAACCCACGACCCTCTGCTCATAAGACAGATGCTCTACCACTGAGCTAATTGACCTCAATATTTCTCTCCAAATTTTTAATCCAGAATATTCGCATATGTCTATCTAGATGGTTTCGATTCCCTCCCCCATTTTTCCATCTTTTCCAAGGGGGTGATACAATTCGGTAACTGGATTATAGGCATATTGTTTCTTATGGCTTGTATGAACCACCATTGTCTCCACCGAATTACAGGAAAGGACGTCCATATTTACAAGAAACTGTATATGTCCAGTGGGAAAATGGAAGGGAGCAAGGGGAAGATGTAACTGTGCCGGTGGGGATTCCTCCTTTTTCTTATAGATGCGTTTTTTGGGTACAGGAGTTTCTTCTGATTCTGTGGGGGTCTCCTTCTTTTTTCGAGGCATCCCTTCTTCCTGATTATCCTCCACATTCCCTCCATAAGCCGGCAAAACTTCCGCCTGCGCTTTCATAATACGCAAGATCGATTCTTTAATTTCTTCCATATTCTTCCCAAAGCGAGGCGGTGTATTTTTCTCGCCAATACGATCTGGTCGCCCAATCAGGGCAAAGAGCATATCTTTGATTTCCTGACCGGATTTTCCGTCAAATATGTCGTGATCCATTGTGGTTATGATTGAAACTTGTGTTTCCCAACGGTCAATTTTTCGAGGCCAAATCAATCGTAAAATTGACATATGACGTGTAATTGGAATCATAAGTATTCTTACCATGCTCCCCCCCATGTATTCCGCAATGGAAAGTATTCAAAAAATTGTATTTGCGTGCCTCATGATTGCGTTTGTATATGGCATGTATTATCTTGATACACATGTTCTGTTTTATAGTACTGTCCTAAGTATTATCGCATATAGTATAATGTATGTATATTCAAAAAAGACGCCCATTAAGCGCCGACATTCGGATTATTATGACGATGATACACCCTTGGAATCAAACGCATAAAAGGATATCGCAAACCTTTCTATTTTTTTATCAAGAGTCCGCATCAAAAAATTGACACTCCACATAAAGCAGGTAGAATAGTAAAAGTGTAGATCATGGCGACCCCAATTCAAGACCTTTCTGCGATTCTCGCAATTTCAAAGAATTGTGTGATTGGAAATGCGAATAAGCTTCCGTGGAATGTCCCAGAAGATTTGGCACATTTTAAGAAGATCACAGACGGACATATTATCATTATGGGGCGGAAAACCTATGAATCTCTGCCAGGCCTCCTTCCAGGGCGGGTTCATGTTGTCTTAACGCACAACCCAGTGATCTATATTAAAGAACAGCGAGAATCAAATGGAATGCTTCATTTTGTAAGCTGTGTCTCGGATGCGAAAATGTACTTTAAAGAAAAGTTTCGAAAACTGGTGTCTGATTTTCAGAAACAGTATCCAGGGAAAAAGTGTTTTGTAATTGGTGGGTCACAAATATATAAAGCTACCGCAGAACTGGTTTCCGAAATATATATTACGCAGATTGAGAAACAGGTGGAAGGAGATACTGTATTTCACCCACCTTCATATTGGAAACTTATTGCCCATACGCCAAAAATGGTATCCTCAAAAGAAGGAACACCCTACCAATTCCTGGAATATCGATCAACATTAGAAGCAAGTTATTATTATATGAATAATTCCGATGTTAATTATAATGGTATTCTAAATCACATCTTAGATATGGGTTCAGAACGTGAGGATCGCACTGGTACAGGTACATTGAGTGTCTTCGCACAACAGCTCCATTTCAATCTTAAAGAATCGATTCCGCTCCTCACTACTAAATTTGTGGGATGGAAGACGGTAATCAAAGAACTGCTTTGGTTTCTCCAGGGGAAGACGGATGCGAATCTGCTCAAGGCCCAGGGGGTAAATATTTGGAATGGCAATACGTCACGTGAATTCTTGGATAAGCGAGGTCTTACCCATCTTCCAGAAGGGGATATTGGGGCCGGCTATGGATTCCAGTGGCGCCATTTTGGGGCGGAGTATGATACCTGTCAAGCAGATTATACAGGAAAGGGGGTGGATCAGATTCAGACAGTCCTCGATCAACTGCGCAACGACCCCATGAGTCGGCGTATCTTTCTGAGTGCGTGGAATCCAGCATCCCTAGACAAAATGGCCCTTCCCCCATGCCATGTGAGTGCGCAGTTTTATGTATCCATCAAAAATGATCAAAAGTACCTTTCTTGTCACATGTATCAGCGTTCTGTGGATACTTTCTTGGGCCTCCCTTTTAACATCATGTCCTATGCGACCCTCACCCATATTTTGGCCACGATGACAGATATGAAACCCCTGTCGCTCATTATTTCTACCGGCGATACGCATATTTATAAGGATCATATTGCGCAAGTCGAGGAACAGGTTCTACGTCAAAATCTTGTAAAGCCAATCCTTCTGGTCAATCCAGAAATCAAAGACAAAACCATTGACCAACTCACCCTGGACGATTTTGATGTGGTGGGATATTTCCACCACCCTCCCTTGACTGGAAAAATGGCGGTGTAAGATAGATGTAGATGTACCCATATCCATACCAATTTATAGAAGAAGATCCCTATATACTCTTTGAGAACCCGATCTACATTACTCATAAGCGTCCTACGATTACGAATCATGCGTTTGAAGATGAGGTTCCAACCAATTCCTACCTTTCCAAAAAATGTGTGACAGTATGGTTTTTTATCCTTGTTCTTATTCTCCTCGTTGTATTTCTTGCCTTATATTTTACCGACAAACTCTAAATAATATAATCGACCCCCTTTGAAATATGGCTCTGATCCACTGCCTTGGGTGGGGGAAACTTATGAATGTAAATGTCCAAGGAGTTTTCAGAAATTTCTTCGAGCGTTTTCACAAGAGGCTTTGTTTCTAGCGCTTGTTCTACAAAGTGCTTTTTCTCACAATATTGAGAAATTCGCAAAAGGACTTCGGTGACGGCTTCGAGCTGTTCCTTATTCATAATCTCCAAATCCTTACAGACCGCATCTAATAAATCATAATAACGTAAAGGTGATTCTGACATTTTTACCTTATTATGTTTCACACGACTTCTTTATATCATTCTTTTATAATTCCTTCTTTGCCTTTTTGTAACCGTACCAGACAAGGCCGAGGGCGGCGAGTCCCACAAAGATCCGTCCCATTTTCGTATAACTCATTACAAACATACTGCTGGTCATATCATCTGGGATAAAACAAACCGGACATGTATTTTTGATCATAGTGTCACTATCATCTTCCCCAGTGGTCTCAATGGTGTATCCCACGCGAAGGCCCTTGTAGCGGACCATTTTGAACCCCTTCTGTTTTGCCACGTTGGACATGTAATATTCAATGTGGGTTTCAATGGGAAAGGGCATTTCAAGGAGTTTTTCGGCGGCAGTACGGTCGAGAATGTAGGCGTGGGCACCGGTAAAGACATCGACATTCCACCACCCTTCTTCTTTTCCAGGATTCATGGGTTTGCCTTCGAGCATCCAATTGTGGTGCCCAATGAGCCAAAGATTCCAGTCTGGCATTTTCCCTTGGCATAAACTGTCAATGAGGGCGAGTTCTTCTGGCTTGAGTACGGTATCATCTTCAAATACCAGACAGTATTTCGCATCGCCAGCCAGAAACTTTCGCCAGATTCCAATATGGCTCAGACTGGCCCCAATGGCCCCCAGACTGTTAATTTCATAGTGACTTCGACGGTAACTTTTCTCGATATTTTTGCGTGTCTGATAACTGATGCGATCGTCTTTTTTCCAATCCAGGGTTTTCCCATCTACCGCAGGAAAGCGTTCAATTTTCTGAAATTCACCAAAGAGGGGTTGTTTCTGAAATTCTTCCCAACGGTCGGGTCGTCGATCTAGATTAACAACATAGGCTGGAATTTGTCGTATATTAAGGCGTTGTTGGGACTCCATGAGCTTTCCCTCTGGTATTCCTTCACAATTATATTCCACGTATAATACGGATACCCTTCTTTTGAGTATAGACCAGTTGGTACAAAACCTTTTTTCAGATAAAATCCAATGGCGGGTGGGATACTTTCAAGGAGAATCGAGTCGAGTCTTGCAGGATGCTGGGATACCATTGACTGTAAGTAGTCCATGAGTTTGCCTCCACACCCAGATCCAACAAGAATATCAACATAGAGATGATGTTGGCGCAAATGCGCAATTGCAAAACCACGTAGCATGTTGCCACAGGTTGCAAAAAAAACATAATCTGCGTCTGACATGGCAGTACGCACTTCTTTTGCGGTGAGTTTATCACGACATAACTCAGCAATAAGAGGGGAATCAAAAGCGTCTTCTTCTCCTTTAAGTTGGGGAAGGGGGCGCACGACACGTGACGATTCCATATCTGAAAATAAATGAAAGGGACAATAGGTTCCCTTATAAAAAAAGCCAGGCCACGCAGATTTTGCGACCGGATTGGAAAAAAAAGTGTATTCGATAGACGATTCCATGGTATTACCACATTGCTTCTATCTTGGGGTCAGATTATTTGTTTAGGTACGAGAGGATTCTTGGCGAAGAGTATTGCTGACCGTTCGCTGGGTAGGACTCTGGAAGGCGGAGGCGCTGGTCATACGATGACTGGAAGTTGTAGGGGTCGGCATGGCGGCAATGGGGTTATCGTCTTCCTCTTCCACCGGTTCATCCCACTGTTGGGAGAGTCCCACAAAGTGGGCCATTCCAGAATTTTGGCGCCCACCAGCATTGAATCCAATATGAATGGGAGGTGGGGCGGTATAGGAACTGTTCAGGCCGCGACCAAGGCCAAAGTAGGCAACGTGCTGGCTCATTACGTTTCGCGTTCCTTCATCGAGCCATTCACCGTTCATGGTACGTTCCATTACCGGAATTTCTTCACGGAGCTGTTCGGCCAGGATGGAACCATTGAAGATTTCTGCCGTAATCTCGGTTTTGAACGCACCCACCTTGGCTCGCAGAATGTCCTTTTCGGCGACACCCAGGGTACCCCACCGCTGAATCTTGGTAAGAAGTTCAGTACAAGTATAACGAAGACGAGTAAGCTGAATTGCCTGATTTGCGCTCGTATCGATATTTCCCTGGACAACGGTGGTCGTCTCAATCAGATGGGGGAGTTCCATCGCAGAAACAGAAACGGCCGCTCCACCGTCACGTGCCAGAATCTGGCCTGGAATTTCTACCAAGAAGATCGGCTGGGTGCCGGCGTAGAGATCGCCCACTTGAAGAACCATATTGTTCCCAATCTTCTTATGCTTGGTGGATCCAAGAACGACTGTTCCTTCAGGAAGGGAAATACATACGTTTTGCGCAACAATACTAATGAGTCCTCCAATGGTATCACCAAAGGCGGATGCGACATCTTCCACAGAATTTACAATATTATAGGAGCCCTGACCGTCAATACTGATGGCGCGCAGGAGTTCAGCATTATGATCCGCACCGTAACCGATACAATAGGCATTCATATTGCCATGGGTCTGAAGAATGTTCTGAAGGATTTCAAGAAGCATACTATCGGACGTGATGCCCTGGTTAATGTGACCGTCGGTCAGAAGGAAGAGGGCGGTCTTTTCAGAACGTCCAGATCCGGTGACGACCTTGCGGACATTTCCCAGACCGGCGGAAAGATTCGTCATATCTTCCACATAGATCTTCTTCATAATATCCATAATAAACGTCTTATTTTCTGGAGTCGTCAGCAGATGATCTACATGAATTACACTACTGGATTCAAAGGTAATCAGACTGAAGTGATCACCTTCTTGGAGGTAATTCATCATACTGCCCAGGCATCGCTTAACGTTCTCGAGTTTCCCTCCTTCAGACATACTTCCACTGGTATCGACCAGAAAGACATAATGGGTAGGAACATGAGAACCATTCTCAGGGGTTTCGAGCTGGATGGCACACAAGATATTCTTGTCGGCGTTTTCGGCCTGCGTGTAGTCGCCGCAAAGAGTATATTTTGCCTGGATGTTCATGATGTACGAAATCAAAGGTTTGGTACCGATTATGTTTCGCGTGCGGAAATCAATTTTTTCGCTTAAAATTTATCACATAAAAGCCTTTACAATTTTAGGAAAGGATTTTAAATGAGAGTTTATAGATTGTATGATGAATACCCCCTTCTTTTTAGTCCGTATTATTTTTTTACGTTTGACGAAACTGGTTCATACTTATAACAATTATGAGTTCCATCCAGGTGATAGTTACTCAAATCATCTACCAGGTCCTTTAGAATATGAGGAGGAATCATTCTCTGAATAGGAGGGATACCAAAACGCATCATTGGGCCATCGTTCCAAATTTCACCTGCTTTACGTTGAAGCACACTGTCCATCGCACTTGTCAGCTTCCACATCTCTCTAGCTTCCTCACTGATATTAAAGCCCTCTAAAGGCTGTTTGAATTCAAATACAACCGAGAAATGCGTTTTATGTGTTTTGGGACAGCCTTGACACATAAAGTGATAATATTCAATGAACGGGTCAATCTCCTTAACGCTATCAAAAAACAGCTTCATCTTCTCTTCAGGGTATTTTAGTTCAGGGACATATGCCTTAAATCGCAGATATGGTTGAGGAAAGTTTGACATCTTTCTAATTATATATAATTGTATATCATATATTTAAGCCTTCCCATTATATATGATGGGTCAGTTCCAGCAAAAAGCTCACCGGTCGGTTGTTGGTATTGACCAGTCGATAGAATTCGTCGTACAAAGCAAATTGAATGGTCGCAATACGTGAAATGGGAACTTTTCCAGGTTCAATCACGGCATCATAGGTTTCTTGATTGAGTGTCTTGTAGCCTCCTGGAACAAGGTCTTGTTCAAGATAAAAGATGGCCGAGGGATCTTTACGACCGGCCCCACGAGAAATACTTCGAAAGTCGATGGAGGCATCGTAGCTCATATAGAGATAGAGGCGTGAAATGGTATCGAGCCATGGGGGATTGGGTGCGACAATCTTTCCAGCACCGTCGCAAAAGACGTCTTCTACTCCACGAAATCCCAGAATCATGGCCAGGGATCCCATTTTATTGAGTTGAAAGGTTTGAAGGTCAAATTCGTTTCTGGGAATTCCAGACACAAATAAAAATCCAAATTCGAGGCTGCCGGCAGTACGTTGAATGGTGAATGTCTGGGTCAGATCATCCAACACCACTGAGTATTGATTCTGAACTCCAGAAAGTCCGTTGAGGGCGTTCTGAAGACCACTGCGCAAGCTTTCAACCGTGTAACGCCCAGGGGGCAATGTAATAAGTCCATCGTTTCCTTCGCTGTCATAACCTTCCCAGAGACGAAAGGAGTTCCAACCAACGTCAATATTGTACATGGGGACCGGTACGGTTCCATTGACAATTCGTATTTCATAAACATCTTTTAAGGGCACAGGAAGTTCCCATTGGAACATGTTTGTGTTCGCATTCATGTTATAATTGCGATCATAACTGCTGACTTCGAGGCGGGTGATGATTTTGCGTCGTTGTTTGGGGACTTCTTGAAGAGCAGCGCCAGAACCGTGAGTGTTCATCGCGGAAGGGGCAAGATTGCCTTGTATTCCAGGATTGTATGAAAAAACGGCGGTGGGATTTTTGGGAGGAGGGGTTTGCATGGTACCTTATAATACCCTTCTACTTTTTTACGGTCTATTTCTTCGCCTGCTTTGCCTTCCAAGCTTTGTATCCGTTGGTCTTTTCCATAAAGTAGGAAGATCCAAGGCCTTCACGTGCGAGTTCCTGGAGTTTCCGTTCGACAGGCGTCAGGGAAGCAAGAAATTCCGCAGCGTCGGCTGGAAGAGGATGTTTCGGAAGAGGATTATAAATACCAATTGCGTTCATTCCAATCGTAGCATAATACATTTTAATACTTTTTCCAAAAGCAAATTACCACGCCAATTTTTCCCCCAACTATATAGATGGGCGCACAAAAGGACCCTCGTATCATAAAATTACAGGATACAGATACAATGTTACAAATCTTAGACGCCTCTGGAAAGTCGGCTTCGCAATTTCGCAAGGGTCAGACAATGTATGTGTGGAATAAGATGGAAAAATCCTATTCGTATATTCTGTCTGCGCCCATGGGAAAGGAGTTTGATCCAGAGTTTCAGCCTGAATTAACTCCAGATCAGATATTACGCCTGGGGGCATTTGAAGGAAAGTATTTGAATGACTGTCTCTTGGAATTTCCGATGGAATGGTTTGTAGATGCCATTGCGCTGGACAAATTACGTCCGCACGAACCCGATGTGAATGTGAATTGTTTTCAAAGTAAGAGTCGTCAGCCCTTAGATATGTGGGCGGAGAATGGATGGTTACCTTCTTCAAAAAAGGCAAAGGGGCAATATCCTCCCCTAGGGGATCCAGAACAGAATCCAGATGAACGTGGATGGTTTCAGTGGTATTGTCGGTATTATATGGGTCGCCGAATTCCAGCAATTGATCAGATTCAGATTGCTCGTTGGAAGGCCTTCAGGCGCCACGCAGGGGCCATTAAGAAAAACTGTCGATCCGGCGATGTGACCTGTCGCCCCAGACAACGCCAGGCACTCTTACAATGGGCCTATAATCCGTTCATTTAAAATCCATACGAGTTTAAAGAAGAAAGAACATACAGATATTATGATATCAATACCAATTATCATAATATGTTATAATAATCATAAATATGTGGAACATACAATTCAACAGTTATTGCGTGTAAATATCGCACTATCACAGGATATTTTTATTTTGGATAATAATTCCACGGAGAAAAAAACAATTGAATATTTAAGTATGTCTCCTTATAAAGTGTATTATAATCGAAAGAACAGGGGGCCATGGGTATGTCCTTGGAATAATAGGGAACTTTTTAATTTGATGCCAAAGAAATTCATAGTTACAGACCCAGATCTCGAATTTCATCCGGATTTACCCCATAATTTTGTAGAAATATTATCTGAACTTTCGGATACATATTTATCGTGGAAAATCGGATTTGCCCTTGATATCTCGGATACAGATATGATGTTTGATGGGACCTATGTAAAAGATAGTAATGGACAAGAGAATACGATTAAAGAATGGGAATCCCAATTTTGGAAGCGTCGTATAGAAGAAAGTGCGTATGAATTATATTACGCAGATATTGATACGACATTTTCCATGATAAATAAAGAAGGGTATAAACCAAGTATTCGAATCGCAGGAAATTTTACGGCAAAACATATCCCTTGGTATAAGAAGAATAAAATATATAATACATATGAGGTGAGATCG